ACGGCCGAGTTCGAGCCTACGATGGCCTCGCGCAGATCGTTCGCTTCCGCCCAGACCGAGGCCACGTCGTTGAAGCTCGGAACATGGTAGATCAACGCGCTATAGTCGGCGAGACGCGCCTTAACCCGCCCGTCACGAGCCTTGACGGCCATCTGGTATGTGTCGAAAGCGTCTATCGCTGGCTGTTCCATCGCATAGACGTGTCGGCGACAGCCTCCTACGGATGGACGAAGTGGCGCGTTATCACCGTTGCGGTAACAGAACTGATCGACGTCCCAATTGCCACGAGATATGTTGATGCACTCGTCGGCATGAGCGGCCTTGTATTTGAAAAGAACCTTCATATCCTTGACGGGATACTGCCGCTCAACCTCTGCCCGGATGGCCTCCGCTGCGACGTGGTAGGCATTGTCCAATTCGGAACTATCCTCCGTCGCTTCGATGATCTTCTTCGCATGACGGAACAGGGCGTCACGATCGCCTTGGCTCAGGCGCTTATTCTTCAGCTTTGGCTGGGCAGTGTCGCTCATTTTCTTTCCTTTCTCATGGCGCGGGTTGGTGCGCTCGAACTCGGTTTGGGTGTTCATGGCTGCACCACGCGGTAGGCGATGATGTCGTCGTCAGCTTCGTCGTGCCACCATGCCAACCGTCCGGCTGGCGCGAACGTAATTCTTTCGCCCTTGCTTTCGTCCTCCGGGCCTCGATAAAGAGGCTCAATCGGCGTCGCTGGGTCAACCGGGCACTTTCCTCCGCCCCATTCGATCCATTCTTCGGCCATCTTATCTTCCTCGATCCATTTGCGGATGATCTCGCTGTTCGACTCCAGCCAGCGAGTGGCGGGGCCTTTGCTTTCGAGAAGCCTGTCGATTGCTGTTGTGAGGGGGGTGGTCATGCTGCACCTCCGGCCTTGGCGATGGCGGCGTCCGCATTCGCTAGGGGTAGGCCGATCCATTCTTCAAAGCGGCCGCCAAGGGTCAGTTCAGACCACGGGGCGGGATCTCCATTGCGGTGAAGGCCATAAACGCCTTCGCTGTCGTTGATCAGATCAGTGATCGCGCCCTGAAGAGACTGTATCGCATCGATCAGCGCCCGGTTGCTTTCGCGAGCAATCGCGGCCTCGCGTTCAGCCGCGCTGATGCGGCTCGCAATATTGAACGCCAGATTATCCTTGAGATAATCCTGCGTCGCCTCAAGCAAGCCTGAATAGACTTCATCTACAGCCTTCTTGAGCAGTGGCTGGACAGCCTTCTCGATTGCGCCTGTGACATCGTCTGCCACATCTTCCCACGCCTGATTTAAGATCGCGCTCATGCCGCCTCCCTCCGCGAACCGGCCACAATGCCCGCAACCTGCGCACCGAGCGTCCGGATGAGATCGACGTGGGGCGCGTTCATCGCAGGGTCCATGTCGGGGAGCCCGTATGTCTCGCGGTAGATGCGATCGCGTTCAGCAGCGCGGCGGCGGTTCTCTTCAGCCAGGGCGCGGCCTTCACCGGCGCGATATTCGTCCTGCCGTTTGAGCTGCGCAGCGAGCTGGTCCGCGATCTTGATCATCCGCTCGCGCTCTTTGCGGAGGCGGGCGCGCTGGCTTTCGAGAAGCGCTTTGGTCTGGAGGTGGTCCACTGTCTCTTCCTCATCAGCGGTGGGCTGGTGAGGGGGATAATAAACGTAGCGTGTAGAATGTCAACACGCTTTGTTGATGAAAAATCCGCGCCACTTCGTTATTGCGTTGCGGCATGTTGCGGGTCAGAAACGGCCCATGTCTTTGTCCGATAATTTTCGCGCCCGCCGCGATGTCGCCCTTCGGGATCTGATCGTCAGATCGAGGCGTGCTGGCGGGGTTTCGATCCTCGATGTCGGAGGGCGGGTGGCCTATTGGGAGCGGGTCGGCATCGACTTCCTGCGTGAGCAAAATGCGCGCGTCACGCTGCTGAACCTATCGGCCAATGAGATCGGGTCCGACGATCGCGGCATCTTCGACATGCGTATCGGCGACGCGACCGCGCTGGACATGGCCGATCACAGTTTCGACCTGGTGCACTCAAATTCCGTGATCGAGCATGTCGGCGGGTGGCAGGCGATGCGCGCCTTCGCGAGAGAGACCCGCCGCGTCGGTATCAACTATTATGTGCAGACACCTTACTTCTGGTGCCCGATCGATCCGCACTTCGCGCGCTTCCCGATGATCCACTGGCTCCCGGCACCGCTGCGCCTGCGAGCCTTCGAGATGTTCCCGATCGCCCATCGCGGCAAAGCCGTGGATATGGACGACGCGCAAGACATTCTGGCTGATGCGTGGCTGATGGATCGGCGTCAGTTCGTCGAGCTTTTTAGCGACGCGCACATCTCATTCGAGCGGCTGCTCGGCCTGCCTAAGTCTTTGATTGCGGTACGGTGCGCTAATTAGCCCTAACTGTTGATTCACCGCAAATATATTTTTTCGCTACTGGCGCGGCGCTTGCCGATGTGTCTAACCTAACGCCGTGGCCAGCACTCGGGGGAGGGCTTTCCTACAGTCGTCAAATATGGAACAAAAGCGGAATATAGCGGGACGGGGTAGTCGGAATGGACATCGACGATATCATCAGCTTGGCTTTGGCGCGCGTCGAGACTGCCATGCAGCTTGGGCCGCCATGCGAGCCTTTAGAAGCGGGTCGCCTTCGTCGGTCAATGCTCGCTGAATCGCGACGGCTTCGCGCGCTGTTGCAGCAATCGTCTGAGCAGTCGCGGCCTGCATCCCTTCCAGCTCAAGAAGGCGCACCAGGATCGGCTCGAATTCGGGCGGCGCTTCACTGAGGCCAAGCAGCCAGTCGGACGACGTGCCCAGCGCCCTCGCCAGCCTGCAAAGCTCGCTCACCCCCATCTCCCGTGTGCCGTTGATATAATTGCTCAACGCCTGCTCGGTCATGCCAGCGCGCTTCGCGGCCTCCCCCTGCGTAATATTCAACTGCTTTTTTATGCGCAGCTTTAGCCGCGCCCCCAGTTCTCTTAGCATGGCGTCCTTCAAGCAGGCTTCATCGTGGATTGAAATCAACGATTGCGGCTTGTCAGGCATCAACGCACCGTGTAAAAAGGAGGAATGAAAGAGCGACACCCCCATAGCACGTTTATCAACGACATTGGCCCGGCTATTTTGGTCAGCCGTTTGAGCCTCACTCCACAGGCGCTTCATAACTGGCGCATTCGCGGCATTCCGCGCGATCTCAGGGTCGCCGTGGCGAAGGTCGCCGCCGAGCAGGGTGTAATCCCTCCGGGCGATTTCTTCGATCTGCCCAACCGGAAATTCGCAGCATGAGGCCCCGCGAGAGCCGAGGCGTCCCCGCCGCCGTGTGGTTCACGTGGGCCGTGCTCATCAGCCGCCACTTGCACCACCCGCCCTACCAGCTTCCCGCCAACGATTTCTGAGGGAGTAGCCCGATGAACATCCCGGATTTCACAACAGTGCAATGGATCGGCATCGGCTTCGCTGCTTGGTGCATTGCCTCCCCCTTTCTCGGCGTCCTGATCGGCAAGTGGCTCGCCCGCTGCGCCGCCCGCCACCCTCTCCATGATCTGTCTGACAAGCAGGCCGATTTCGCGAGCGTCCCGACCCTCACCGTTACCGAAGGATTCGGTGGGGCGATTGAGGTCGACGCCGACGAGGCTCTGATTCAACGGGCAGTTGCTGCTTATCATGGGGTGAAACTGTAATGGTGCAGCGCAGCGCCGTCCTCCCGCCCGTCGCTCCGCTTACGGAACAGGACGCCCGTCACCTTTTAGCCGCTGGCTTGCTCAAGCCGGTCCATGAGCAGGGGCCAACGCGGGTAGGTCTAACGATCGGCTGCAACGAGAAAACCGTGCGCAGCGCCCGCGACGAGCAGACCACGTTGCGCCTCGATCTGGCGTTCAACACCCTTCTTGCGGACCCAGCCTCGATCGACGCCTTGCTGGCGCATTATGGCTATCAGCTCAGCCGCCGCCATGCCGATGCCGCGAACGACCTTCTGACCGCAGCGGGTGTGATTGGAGCGATGGGGGAACTTGTCGCCCGCCTCGCTGATGGCAAGCGCTGCCGCAACGACACGCTCGCCATTGCGGCCCTGCTGCGCCCTCACATGCCCGCCATTCACGCGATCATGCGGGAAGCTGATGAGATTGTGGGAGCGGTTGCGTGATCAAGAGATGGCTCGCCCGTCGTCGCCTTGCTCGCATGGTAGCCGAGCGCGCCAACTCATTCGAAATCCGGAACTACCGGAAGAACCGCGAAGCTCAATTGAAGCGTCGCAAAAAGTAAAGCCCGCCGGGGGCTGATCCCGACGGGCTGGTACGCATACACTGACGGAGGTATTTATGACCAACGACGAGCTAATTGGCAAGGCCGCTCCTTTCATCAAGGCGCTGGCCGAAAGCCTGGGGATGACAATATCTGTCGGGTATCGCCTCCCTGACGAGTTCATCCAGCGTCCGCTCTATACCGCGCATGTCGGCACTTCGGTTGACGGCTATGGCTTTGCGGAGACTCCGTTCGCGGCACTGACCGAGGCGCTGGCCAACTTCGAGCGCGCCGAAGCCGAGCGTAAGCTGAAGGCTGACATAGCGGCCGAGTTTGAGGCGCGTCTTGCGCTGAAGGCGGCTTGAGATGGCAACGCAACTCGCGCCCGCGCCGATCGGGCATAATCAGCCGCCCGAGCCTTCACCGTACGAAGCGCTCAAGATCCATATCGACGATCTGTTCGAGACCGCGCAAGGCTTCCTAGACGGCGAGCCTATTGCCAATGAAGAGCAGGCCAATGCGGTTTCCAAAATCCTTGATGATGCACGGAAAGCTCGCGCCGCGGCCGAGGCGCAACGCAAGATCGACGCCAAGCCGTGGGATGACGGTAAGGCCGCTGTTCAAGCTCTCTGGACTCCGCTCACAGACGAGAAAAAGGGTCGGTGTGCCATTATCGCCAAAACTTGCAAGAAGGCTCTCGCCCCCTGGCTGAAGAAGGTGGATGACGAACAGCGGGCCATAGCTGAAGCCGCCCGGAAAGAGGCGGATCGGATCGCGGAAGAGGCCCGTGCTGCACGCATGGCCGCCGAGCAAACCGACCTTGCTGCACGCGAGTCCGCCGAGGCTATCACGAAGCAGGCCGAGGAAGCCGCTAAGCTGGCGCACAGGGCCGAGAATACGCGCGCACAGGCCAAGGGCGGCGCTCGCGCTGTCTCGCTCCGCTCCGTCTGGCACGCTACGGTCAACGACTACGGCAAGCTGCTCGCCCATTACAAGATGAGCCATCCCGAGCGGATCAAGGCTTGGCTGGATGCCGAGGCGGAGCGCGACGTTCACGCGGGCGTTCGTTCGCTCGCTGGCGTCACCATCACGGAAGAGAGGGTGGCACAATGAACTTCTCCAGCGAACAGGTGAAAGCCCTGTCAGCGCCGCTTGATCGCAGCCATGTTGCCCAACGTTCGCAGGGTGGTGGGCAGGTCAGCTATATCGAGGCTTGGCACGCCATCGCCGAAGCTAATCGCATCTTCGGTTTTGATGGCTGGAATCGGGAAACGATCGACCTCCGCCAGATTGGCGAGCCGCGCGAAGTCAACGGCAAGATCCGCGTGGATTATTCTGCGCGCGTTCGCATCACCGTTGGCGGCGTTACGCGCGACGGCTGCGGCTTCGGGCAGGGCATCGATAAGGACGTAGGGCAGGCGCACGAAAGCGCCCTGAAAGAAGCCGAGACGGACGCGATGAAACGCGCCTTGATGACCTTCGGCAATCCCTTCGGCTTGGCTCTGTACGACAAGACGCAGGCCAATGTTGCCGACACTCCGCCAGTCATCGCCACCATCACGGACGATCAGCGGGACATCATCGCCGCGCTCGCTCAGGCATCGGGAATGACGCTCCAGCGCATCTGCGAGGGCTACGAGATCGCATCGCTGAAAGAGCTTCCGGCCACCAAATTCGCCGCGCTCAAAAGGCGGCTTGAACAAGTCATTCAGGACAAGGAAGCAGCATAGTGCAAAGCATTTTCATATCGGGAAACCTGGGTAAAGACGCAGAATTGCGGCAGACGCAGGGCGGGGATGACGTTTGCTCATTCTCCGTTGGCGTGAAGCAGGGGTACGGGGACAAAGCCTCCACGAACTGGTTCCGCTGCAATGTCTGGGGCAAGCGCGGTCGCACCCTCCATCAGTACCTCCGCAAGGGTGTGAAGGTCGTCGTTTCTGGCGAGCTTTCGATTGGCGAATATCAGGGCAAGCCTCAATTCGACGTGCGGGCGAACGAGGTGGAGTTCATGTCCCGCGCCGAAGGTGGGCAGCAGCCTGCGTCCAGTAACGGCGGCTCCGCATACGGCTCCGATCTAGATGATGACGTGCCGTTCTGATGGCGCTCCCGTCCCGCATAAGCACGAAGCCCCGCCGGCAGAACTCACATCGTGCCGATGAGTGGAAGCGTGTGCCCAGCTTCCTGCAATGGCTGCGCGGGCGGGAATGCTTCATCAGCCTGCAAGACAAGAGCCATGAATGCTCGGGCAAGGTCCGCGCCTGCCACTTCGATCCTTGGGGCGACAAGGGTATGGCGACCAAGGTGAGCGATCAGGCGTCAATGCCGATGTGTGACGGTGCCCATGCTGAGCAAACCGACATTCTCGGATGGCCGAAGTTCCAGCGGAAATACGCGTTCGACGGTCGTGATGTTGTCACGGCCTATTGGCTCGAATGGCTCAAGACCCCGATGGGCAAGAAATGGGAGGCCAAGCATGGCTAAGGGCTCCACTGTCCGCCTTGTCGGAAAATCGCAGCGCGAGTTTGCCAAGCGCCAGATCGACGCCGCCCCTGATGGCTACGTCGTGAAGGTTGGCGCGGAGACCCGACGCGATGCGCAGAACCGCAAGCTTTGGCCGATGCTCAAGGACGTGCAGGACCAAGTGCCTGGCTACGGTTCATTCTCCACGGAAGATATCAAGCTCCGCTTCCTGAACGCGCTCGGTGTCGAAATGCGATTTCTTCCCGAGTTAGAGGGGCAGGGCATGTTCCCGGTGGGGCTCCGGTCCTCGACTCTCACGGTCCAGCAATTCGCAGGGCTCATCGAGCTTATTTACGCATTTGGCGCTCGCCACAAAGTCCGGTGGAGCGACCCCAAAGATGAGAGGGAGGCGGCATGACACAGCCGGGGGGCAATCGGGTCTCACATCCCGACATTATCGGAACCATTGAGAAGCCGCCCAGGCATCATTGGACGGCGAGCGAAATAGAGGCGCTTTCTGATGCCTTTCGCGCCGGGTTGTCTGACGACGAAATAGCAGCGAAGATCGGCCGCACGCGGAAGTCAGTTCACAGCAAGCGGATCAACCTGAAACTGACCCGCTGCCGGGCCTACGTGCTCCGGCCTATGCCCGATGACTTCGCGACGCTGGATGACGGCACGCGCACCAACGAGCATCTCGGCAAGATCTATACGGCATCCATGGAAACCATCGCGCGATGGCGGCGAGAGGCAGGTACAGCCGGATACCGCCACAAAGCGCACAACAAGCTGCCGGTTCCCGATGACTTCGCGGATATGGCGTCCCGGCTATATTTCGGCGCGCTGGTCGAGTTTTATCGCGTGAGCGGCGCTGTCGTTCGCAGGTGGATTCTGGAGTGCGATGTCCGGCCCAGGGCTTATATCGCACCGCCCAAGCGGTGGGACCCGGCCAACTCCATGTCGAGCAGCTATGTCGCCGTCGATGTAAGTCTTGCCGGGCGCGCTGCCGAGCATCTCCGTCGCTGCGGCTTCATCCCTGTCTACAATCATCACAAGGTCAATCCCAAGGCCCCCGAGAACGAGTGGTGCGTCGGCACGCGCAAGTTGACCTCGGGTGACATGATCGACCTGGCGGAAGCCAAGGGCTTTGACGCGAATGCGTGGAGCGCGGTGGCGTGATCGAGCTTCCCTGGCCTCCCGCGACGCTTTCAGGACACGCCAAAGGACATTGGCGGAGCAAGGTGGCTGTCACCGCCAAGCATCGCGCATGGGCGAAGCACGCAACCCAGGCCGCGAACCTAAGCGTTGCCGCGATCGGTGGAGATGTTCGCATCGTTGTGACGTTCTACCCGCCGAACCGCCGTGGCGATCGGGTCAACTTTCCCAATCGGATGAAGCCCTATTTCGATGGGATCGCCGACGCCCTGAACATCAACGATAGCCGCTTTCTGCCCAGCTATCATTTTGCGGAGCCGGTCAAGGATGGCCGCGTCGTGGTGACACTCGCATGAGCGAACCCTACACCATAGGCCAGATAAGCCGTGCCCTACAGCAGATGCAAACGCCCGTGCTGCGCAGGCTGGACCCGCACACATTCCAACGTTGGCCCGTGCGCAAGATCGTGCCCGCCAAGGTCATCCGCGAGCTGATCGACCATGAAATCGCGGGCAGGGGGGAGAGGGCATGAGCTACGTCTATTTTATAGCTTGTGAGCCGATGGAGGCGGTGAAGATAGGCTTCACAAAAACCTATCCAGTGTTGCGCCTTGCCGCACTTCAAACCGGGTGCCCAGCGCGACTGAAGCTTTTGGCCTATGTGCCAGCGTCGATTGATGAGGAGCGACGGCTCCATGAAGCCTTCGCGCCACTACACATTCAAGGAGAGTGGTTCCGCCTTGAAGGCAAACTGCAAGACATGATCTTTTATTTCGATGGTAACGGGCGCCAAAGCAGCCGAGAAACATTCGAAAACTCCTTGCACGATGTGCTCATGCAGGGGCTCTGGCATCCTGACAGCCCAATAACACAAGACGCCTATTCGGACACCGGGGATTGGAAGCCGTTTCGCGATCTTCTCTGGACTGCTTTTGGCCCGTGGGAGGAATGCGAGTGAGCATCCGCCTGATGTCCGAAATATGGCAAATGACTATGCCACCGGCTGAAAAACTGGTTTTCCTCGCGCTGGCAGATGCCGCGAACGATGAAGGTTTGTGTTGGCCTTCTATCGCTACGGTTGCCAGGAAATCAGGGCTTAGCGAGCGGTCGGTTCAACGAGCAATTCGCGACTTCCAATCCAGGAAATGGCTGCGTCGCGAGGAGGTGATAGGGAAGGGTTGTAAATATTACCTCACCCCCCGACACAGTGTCACCCCAGACACAGTGTCACCGGTGACAAATGAAACACCGACCCCCGACACAGTGTCACCCAAACCATCAAGAACCATTATTCCTTCAGAAGCTAAAGCTTCTTCAGGAGAGTGCGCGCCCGCGAAGCGCGGGACGCGCCTGCCCTCGGATTTTGTTTTCCCTGATGAATGGAAAGAATACGCCCGCACCAAACGCCGCTGGTCTGACGATGATATTTCAGGGGAATTTGAGGATTTCCGCGATTACTGGATTGCCAAGCCCGGAAAGGACGGGACCAAGCTCGACTGGCCCGCGACCTGGCGAAAGTGGGTTCGGAACAGCCGTCGCGCCTCCGGCTCTGCCCAGCCCGGTCAATCCTCTGGCAAGCAATGGACGGCCGAAGAGCGCGCCGCCTACGCCGCAAAAATCGCCAATCTCTCCGATCCTGATCCGCCTCCCCGAGCCAAACGACCGCAGGGGATAGGCGCGATCACCAGCGGAATTGTCGGGCAGTTTCAGTAGTTTGACCAACCTGGGAGGGCGAATAGATGGCGAGAGCTAGGACACAACAGGCGGTAGACCGCTGCAAGGAAGAGATGGCGGACGCTCATCAGGCCCGACTTGAGCGGCTCGGCATAGCCCGGCCTGCGCCAGCGAAAAAACCATCCGGGATGAGCAAAGCGGAATGGAAGGCAATCAAGCGATCCGAGGAAGCGAAGGTTCGGGCGAACGACTTGGTGAACGAATTTGCGACGGGCCACGGGAACTATCAGGAGGGCAAGGTTGTGGATCTTTCGGGCGAACTGGGTGGGAAGCCGATGAGCATCACCAAGGTCCTGATTAACCGCGGCGGCACGGCGATCGACCGATGGATTGCAACCGACCGAAACGAAATGTTCGCGGAATCCGAGCAGCGAGCGATCCGCTACACGCAGAACCTATGGGTGAGGGCGGAGGATGGGTTGCGCGCGGTTGACCCGTCAGCCGACATTGTGGATGCCCCGCTTGGCTGGGCCCAACAGGAGGCGATGGTTGAACTGAAGCGGCTTCAGGATCGCGTGCCAAGGCAGTATTGGGATGTTTATGAGAACGTCTGCCGTTTCGATGAAGAGGCAGGGGTGGCGGGCTCCAGGCTGGCCAACAACAGCCGATCGGCGATCGATGCGGCGAAGACCGCAGTTGCGTTCACGGCCAGCCTTATTGCCATGTGGCGTCGTTTGTAATTTGGGCGTTGACTGGTGCGCACTTATATGCAATCCGTTGAGCAGATGGGCAGTTGCGCCCACGGCAAGGCTCGCTTCGGCGGGCCGTTTTTGTTTTCAGTTTCCGCTGCATTCTTGGTGCCTCCCTCTCCACAGGGCGCAGCGGAAGCCCGCCGGCAGCACGATCCTTTGCCAATCCTAGAGATGAAGCTGCGGCGGGGTATATCGAGTTTGCGGTCAGAAAGCTGGATGGCGAGTAATCCGGGCAACCGGGCTAAATGATACCCAAAGGCTCACCGTATGGGGGCCGCCGCAAAGATTTCGTTCGGGAGGATCTCATGCGCGAAGGTTTCGGCGGACACATCGAAGGCCACGGCGGGTAGCATGGCCTCCGTCCCTCGCATCGAACGCCTAGACGATGCAGGGACCAAAGAGTTCAACCGGGCGTACCGCATGGGCGTACCGGAGCCCACACTGAAGCTGCTCACCTCCATCCTGCTGATCGATAGCGAGGCTCTCTCGGATGAGATCGTCTGTCCGATGCTGAGTGAGTGGGTGAGGAAGCGATGACTGAACGGCTTCGCGGCAGACGTGGTGTTGAGCAGCGCAAGCGCAGGCTCGCTCGCACTCACGGGCTTTGCGAGTGGTGCATGGCCAAGGGTGTGACGGCACTGGCTTCGCAGGTCGATCACATCGTGCCATTGTCGCAAGGCGGCGCAGACATAGACGAGAACACGCGCAACCTATGTGATCGTCACCACAGGGATGCGACGGCCAAGCAGTTCGGACAGAGGGTGCGGGTTGCCATCGGACCGGACGGGTGGGCAGTTACTTGATTTTCCGTAAGGAATAACGGATAGTTTGCGGGCCGGAACGATGCGTCAACATCGCCCGGCCCTAACCACGAACGATCGGACAAGGATCGACATGGCTGATAGCCCAGATACGGCTTGTGTGCCCAAGGCGCAACCAAAGCGGATTAGGAAGAACCGGAATCCATGCGGCCCTATCAGGGAGTGCGTGGTGTGTGGCGCTGAGTTTAAGCGGCCCAACAGTATCGGGCGTGACGCTGGCAAGTGTTGTTCTCGAGCGTGTGGGTTTGAACTACTGAGGATTAGAGGCGCAACATCGCGCTTCATTCAGGCAGAGAAGGCGACGTATAAGCGGTGGGCGCGGAACGCAGCGGGTGTGGTTCGGCCAACGGGTAAATGTAAATCATGTGGCGACAAGATAGGCTCGCGCTGCATCATTTGCCGACCATGTTCCCTGCGGCGGGAGCGTGATCGATATTATGCAACACGTGATTACACGTGCGTTGATTGCGGCGGCGATCTGGTTCCTGGCTTACATCAACGCCGATGCGGCCCATGTCGGGATGCGCATCGCGAGCCAATCATTCGAGCACATCGGCGCATTGCAAAGCTGAAGCGCAAAGCATTAAAGCGCGGCGCTCACTCTGAGTATGTCAATCCGATCAAGGTGTTTGAGCGAGATGGCTGGCGTTGCCATCTATGCCATCGGAAAACACCGCAGCGGTTAAGGGGGACACATAAGTCTGCCGCTCCGGAACTGGATCACATCGTTCCGATATCGAAGGGCGGAGCGCATAGCTATGCGAACACAGCCTGTTCGTGCAGGAGGTGTAACGGGCTGAAGTCTAACAACGTCCTTGGGCAGCCAAGCTTGCTGGTCTTCATGTGGGGCCGGCCGGGGGGCGGGTAAGAAGAGTACATCTTTTCAAGCGGACACCGACGCCCACCCTTTCTTTTCGCATCCACAGTTGAGAGTTCGACCTAATGGCCAACCCGCGAACGCCAGTCGCAAAGGCTGAGGTTTCCGGCGCGGCGGCGAAGAATCCACAGAGGCATCGGGCAAAGGCAAAGCCTGCGGTCGCTAACATACCGGCGGCTCCGGGCCATCTGACCAAGCCGCAAAAGGTGGCCTGGGCAATGTTCGTTGGTGAGATGCCGTGGCTCGGCGCGAGTGACACGGCGATGCTGGAAATAGCGGCGCGCATCCGTGGCGACCTTGCTGCTGGCGGGGATGTCGGGGTGACGGCGTTGAGCATGTACCAATCGGTGCTGAGCAAGCTCGGCGGGTCTCCATCGGATCGATCGAAAGTGAGCGTCCCTGATGGCGAGCAAGCCGACCCCGCAGACAAGTTCTTCAGCCGACCGAACTAGCGAGTACGCTGAAGCGGTTGTTGCTGGAGAGATTGTTGCCGGGCCGCATGTACGGAATGCCTGCCGTCGCCATCTGGACGACCTGAAGCGGACGGATGGGATCTGGTTCGATCACGACGCGGCGGACTACGCGTTCGAGTTTTTCGAAGACGTGCTGAAGCTGAGTGAAGGGCAGTTCGAAGGGCAGCCTTTCATTCTTCATCCCAGCCAAGCGTTCATCATCGGATCGCTGTTCGGGTGGAAGCGCGAGGACGGGCGGCGGCGTTTCGTGCGGGCCTATATCGAGCAGGGCAAGGGGAACGGGAAATCGCCGCTTGCTGGCGGCATCGGATTGTACGGCATGACGGCGGCGGGCGAGGCTGGCGCGCAGATATACGCGGCGGCGGCCAAGCGCGAGCAGGCAGGAATCCTGTTTGCCGATGCGGTGAAGATGGTGAAGCAGTCGCCGGCGCTTGCGAAGCGGTTGGAGTTTTCAGGCGGGCCGGGGCGCGAGTTCAACATCGCGCTTCATGCCACGGGGAGTTTTTTCAGGCCGGTATCGCGGGACACAGGCAAGACGGGATCGGGGCCGCGCCCCTATTTCGTGCTGGCCGATGAGGTCCACGAGCTGCCCGACCGCAAGATTATCGAGATGCTTGAGCGGGGGTTCAAGTTCCGCCGCGAGCCGTTGCTGTTCATGATTACGAACAGCGGCTCGGATCGCAATTCGGTGGCGTGGGAGGAGCACGAGCACGCGGTCAAGGTGGCGGCCGGCAATATCGATGCGGTGACGGACCCGACTTATTTGGGCGAGATCATCGACGATCGGACGTTCAGTTTTGTGTGCTCGCTTGATGAGGGCGACGACCCGCTGACCGATCCGAGTTGCTGGATCAAGGCGAACCCGCTGCTCGGCGTGACGATCACGGAAGAGTATCTGGCCGAGACGGTGGCGCAGGCGCGGGCGATACCGGGTCAGTTGAACGGGATCTTGCGGCTGCACTTCTGCGTATGGACTGACGCTGAAACGGCATGGATGACACGGGCCACACTGGAACCATGCCTTGCCGATTTCGAGATTGAGGAACATCACGCCGAGCAGGTCTGGCTTGGTCTGGATCTCTCGCAGAACCGGGACATCACGGCGCTGGGGGCGGTGGTCAGGACCGGCACGGACGCGAACGGCAAGCCGCTATTCGATGCCTGGGTGGAAGCCTGGACGCCGGGTGACACCTTGGCTGGGCGCGAGTTGCGGGACAAGTTGCCTTACGCGGTGTGGAAGCGGGACGGGTATATCCACGCTCCGGTTGGCGAGAGCATCAGTTATCGGCACGTCGCTCAGACGCTTGCGGAATATGCCGAGCGGTTCGACGTGCAACTGGTCGCCTACGATCGGTTCGCGTTCAAGCGGTTTGAGGAAGACGTTGAGGAATTAGGGCTGTCCATCTCGTTCGCGGAGCATCCGCAGGGCGGGATGAAGAAGGGCAAGCCTCTGGTGGCTGGCGGCGAGGGCATGTGGATGCCCGGATCGGTTCGTTTGCTGGAAGAGGCGATTCTGGAAGGCCGGATTCGGTTCAAGCGCAACCCGGTGCTGATCTCGGCGATGATGTCGGCGGTTATCGAAGAAGACAAATGGGGTAATCACTGGCTCGCGAAAACGCGATCGGTGAACAAGATCGACGCGGCCATTGCGGTCGCCATGGCGATGGGGGCGGCGATGACAAATGAACCACCCCTTGATTACGATAAGATGATTCTGTCCTCAGAGAGCATATTCGGATGACGTGGTGGCGTCGCCTGCTTGGGATTGAGGGTAGGTCCACGGTCTATCCGGGTGTCCACCCGCGCGATCCGGCGCTTGCGACCCTCTGGGGCTACGGCGGGGAGACTGCCGCGAGCGTGTCGGTGACGCCTGACAATGCCATGCGAGCGCCGGCTGTTGCCGCGTCTGTAAGGTTGTTGTCGGAGACAATCGCAACAATTCCGCTGGACCTTTTCGAGCTTGACGCAAACGGTGAGAGGGAGCGGGCGACGGCGCAGCCACTTCATGCGATAGTGCATGACGCGCCGAACGAATGGCTGAGCTCCACCGATTGGCGCCGCCGTATGATGAACGGCGTGCTGCTCCGTGGGAACCAATACAATCGAATTTATTGGGCGGGGGACGGGTCGGTTCGTTCGATCGAGCCGCTTCCAAAGACGGTAACACCGAAGCGGGCGAACGGCAGAGTCTACTATACCGTCTATCAGGACGGGCAGTCCTACACGCTGCCGGCGATAGAGGTGCTGCACATTCGCGGTCCATTTCAGTCCGAGGATAAGATTGAGGCGGATTCTCCAGTCGTTATCGGCCGGGAGTTGATTGCGCGCTCGATCGCGTCGGGTGAGTATATTTCACGGTTTTTCGCGAACAACGCTGTCCCGAAGGCTGCTATCAAGATCCCTGCTGATGTTGGAGAGGAATCTGCGAAAAAGCTGCGTAAAGATTTCGAGGCCCGCCACAAGGGTCTGGAGAACGCGCACCGGCTAGTGATCGTGCCGGGCGGGATGGAGTTGACCACTCTCGGATCGACCAACGAAGAGGCTCAGACTCTCGATCTCTACAAGCAATCCGCGCTTGAGATTGCATCGCGGCTTTACGGAATCCCGCCGCACCTGTCTGGCGATATCGAGAAGCAGACGAGCTGGGGTGCTGGCATCGAGCAGATGGACATCGGCTACGTCAAGCATGTGGTTCGTCCCTATCTGGTAGGGATCGAGCAGGCGCTTGGTATGGCGCTACTCACTGCCGAGCAGCGCAGCCGGTGCAAGTTCGAGTTCAACGTCGAGGGCCTTCTGCGCGGCGATTTCAAGAGCCGGATGGAGGGCTACGCGCTGCTAATTCAGTGGGGCATGGCGACGATCAATGAGGTTCGCCGTCGTGAGAACCTTCCCCCGATCCCTGGCGGCGATGTGCGGATGATGCCGTTGAATTATGCTCCTGCCGACCGGATCATGGATGTGCTGTTGAAAGAGCCGGCCAAGGCGATGCGGGCGATGGCGGATTTGTTGATTGAGATGCGCGAGCCCGATGCGATGATGAAGGAACACGGACATGCTTGATATCGAGCGCCGCGCCCTCCCGGCCGGGATTGAAATCGAAACGCGCGAGGATGGTAAGAGAAAGCTGCGCGGTCACGCTGCGGTGTTCAATGCTCTATCCGAGGATCTCGGCGGCTTTCGCGAGCAGATCGCGCCCGGTGCGTTCGCCGATGCGATCGGCATGGATGATGTTCGGCTGCTTATCAATCACGAAGGCTTGCCGCTGGCGCGCAACCTGTCGGGCACGTTGAAGCTGGGGGAGGACGCTCGCGGCCTCACGATCGAGGCCGATCTGGACGAGGCTGACCCAGATGTGCTCCGGCTGCTGCCCAAGCTTCTGCGCGGCGATGTCAATCAGATGTCATTCGGCTTTTCCGTCCGCCCCGGCGGGCAGGATTGGGCGAAGGATGATGAGGGTCGCACCATACGCACGCTGAAGAAGCTGCGGCTCTTCGATGTCTCCGTGGTTACATATCCCGCCTACACTCAGACAGATGTGGCGGTGCGCGAATTGCGGACGTGGGAACAGTCTTTGAAGGCTCCCACGCCCTATCGATTGATGCAGGCACTGGAGCGCCAGGCCAGCATCTAAGGAACCGCCAACGCGGGGTTGTAAGGTCGGCATGGTGCCGGCCTTTTTTATTGGAGAATGCTATGAGCGATAAGCTCAAAGAGCTCCGCGCAAAACGCGGCAAGCTGGTTCACGACATGCGGGCAATTACGGAGGCGGGCACCGCTGAAAAGCGGGATCTGTCGAATGAAGAACTTGCTCAGCATTCGGCTCTCTTTGACGAGGTGGAGAATCTGCGCGAGCAGATCACGGCGGAAGAGCGTAGCATTGAGGCTGGCCGCCTCATTGCGGATCGCCAGGACGAGCGCAACGAGAACCGCGCCGCGCCAAAGAGCGAAGCTGAGCTCCGTATGGCGGGCTTCCGGTCGTATCTCAGCCACGGACGCATCGATGGCGAAGGGGCCGAGGAATATCGCGCTTTCCAAGCCGGCTCCGATACCGAGGGCGGCTATCTCATCGCGCCGGAGCAGTTCGTCCAGCAGATGATCCAGGCGGTTGACAATGCCGTTTTCATCCGTGGCTTGGCGACCAAGTTCCAGGTCGGCCAAGCTTCGTCGCTCGGCGCTCCCACGCTCGACACCGACGCGGAAGACACGGATTGGACGACTGAGTTGCTGACCGGCAACGAGGAAGATTCGATTCGGTTCGGCAAGCGCAACCTGCATCCGCACCCGATGGCCAAGCGCGTGAAGATCTCGAATGACCTGATCCGCAAGGCCGTCATGCCCGTTGAGCAGATCATCATCGATCGCATGTCCTACAAGGTAGGCGTCACTCAGGAGAAAGCCTTTCTCACTGGCAACGGTGCGCAGCAGCCGCTCGGCGTGTTCACGGCATCGGCGAATGGCATTTCGACGGGGCGGGATGTCTCCACGGGCAATAGCACGACTGCCATCACCTTTGATGGTCTGATCGAGGCGAAATACTCGCTCAAGGCCGCTTATTGGGGTTCTGCTCAGTGGCTTTTCCACCGTGACGCGGTGAAGATGATCACCAAGCTGAAGGACGGCGATGGCCAGTATCTGTGGCGGGAGTCGGTTCGCGTCGGCGAGCCGGACACTGTACTTGGGATGCCGATGAACATTTCGGAATATGCGCCGAATACGTTCACCACGGGCCTGTATGTCGGCCTTCTCGGCGACTTCTCGAAGTACTGGATCGCCGACGCGCTGACCATGCAGATGCAGCGCCTTACCGAGCTCTATGCCGAAACCAATCAAATCGGCTTCATCAGCCGTGTTGAGACGGACGGTATGCCGGTTCTTGAGGAAGCTTTCGCCCGCGTGAAGCTGGCCTAAGCGCCAAATCGAAGGACATTCGAAATGCAGCTTACTAACAAAGTCAAGACCATCCTGTGCAAAACGGCGGTTGCCGCCGGCACGAGCGACGTTACCGACGCAACGGCAGTTGATATGTCGGGTTATGAGGGGGTGCGTTTCATCTTCTCGTTCGGCGCGATCACTACGGGCGCGGTGACTTCGGTCGGCGCGGCTTCGCTCGCAACGAGCAGCCCGACTGTCGGAACCGACGACATCGCAGGGAGCAAGATCACGGTGGCGGATGACGCGGATGACAAGATTGTTATTCTCGACATCCACAAGCCGCCTCTCCGCTATGTTCGTCCGTTCGTGGATCGGGGAACGCAGAATGCGGTGGTCAACTGCATCATCGCCGAGCTCTACGATCCGGTGAAGTTGCCGGTTTCGGCCGATACCACGGTTTCCGGGCAGGAGCTGCACGTCAGCCCCGTGAACGGCACCGCGTAAGACCCGCCGGGCGGCCGGGTAAGCCGCCCATCCTTCCCGTGTCCATAGTGACTAGGCGGCTCGCCGCTGTAGCCAACGGAGATTTTTATGGCAGACGCCACCTATCAACCCCTCGTTTATAAGAAGCAGGGCGGCAACGAGCTCGTTATCGCGTCCGGCGGGGTGCTCAACATTGAGACCGGAGGCATCATCAAGGCCAATGGCACGCAGGGCGCCGCACTGACTGCCCAGCTCACCACGATCACTCCGGCGGACGCCGAGGGCACGCCAGACTACGCAATTGCGGCACTGACGAGCTCGACGCCATTCGGCTTCGCGAGCGCGCAGGAGGGCATCACGGTTCTCTACGTGATCAAGAACCTTCAGACCCGCTTGGCCGAGGTGGAAGCCCGCCTAGAGGCCGCTGGCCTCGTAGCCGCGAACTGATATGCGCGTCCGCATGAGGTCGCGTATGGCCGGGCCGGCGGTTAACGCGTCCCCTGGCGATGTGATTGATCTCGACAGGATCGCCGCTCACGCACTTATCGAGGGCGGCTTTGCTGAGCAGATCGACGAACCGGAGACGGCCACGGTGGCCGCGCCCGAGCGAGCAGTGCTGCGGCGCGGTCCCAAGCCGAAGACTTCTCGCCCGTAATTCCGCAATCCGGGTCCTCCTCTCTCCCCGGCAACCTTGGGGCCGCTCTTAATCGGGCGGCCCTTTTTTATTCAGGAGGTCTGAATGGCCGATGCATTCTCAACCTTCTCCAGCACCGTTTCAGACCCGTCCACCCTCGCAGTTGCGGTGACCGCGCATGACACGAACCCGCTGACCGACATTCCCAAGGCAATATTCGTCGGCACGACGGGGAACATCACCATGCGCGGCGTCGGCGGCGGCTCGGACACCGTGTGGAAGAACATCCCCAGCGGGACGACCATTCCCTTTCGTGCGCAGTATATCCGTTCGACCGGCACGACCGCTGCGGACATTCTGGCGCTTTACTGATGTGGCTTCCCGTCACCGTCACGGTGGCCCCCGCGTCCGAACCGATCACGCTGGCTCAGGCAAAGGAGCAGGTGCGGGTCATTGACGATACGAGCCAGGACGACCTCCTGAACTCATATATCGTCGCGGCGCGGACGCATGTGGAAGCGGTGACGGGGACGAAGCTGGTTTCGCAAACGGTGGTGATGAAGGCGGATTGCTGGGACGATCTGGCCAACCTGCCCACCGGGCCGATCCAGTCGATCAGCTCGATCACCTATGTGGACACGGCCGGCGACACGCAGACGCTGGCCACTTCGGTTTATGAGACGCGGCTGGACGGCATCGCCCCCAGCATCGTCCTGAAATATGCACAGACTTGGCCGTCGATCCGCAGTGGTTCGCTGATCACGGTGACGGGCGTGGCGGGCTATGTTGCGGTCCCGTCCAGCGTCCTTCACGCGATCAAGCTGCTGGTGGCGGACTGGTTTGCTGAGCGGGCGGACGCAAATATCGGGCGCACGGTTACGCCGATGCCGAACGGGGTCATGGCGTTGCTTGCCAATCATCGGCGGTGGGGCGTCTGATGGATGCCAACCGACCGCACCTGATCACGTTTCAACGCAGCATAACAACGACGGACGATTACGGCGGCCAAGTTGCGACGTGGACGACGCTCTGCCGCGCTTATGCCTCTGTGAGCTTCGGGACGGGGCAGGAGCGGCGTGAGGCGGCGCAGGAGAGTGCATCAGCCCCCGCGACCTTCCGCGTGCTCTACAATGGCTCCACGGCCAATCTGAGGCCGACTGACCGCATCCAGTATCTCGGCTCTGCCTGGGACATCACCAGCATCGCAATGCTCGGATTGAATGAGGGCGTCGAGGTCGTCGCCATCCGCCTACAGCCTACAGGAGACACACATGACTGATATTTCGATCACTGCCGCGAATGTTCTCGCCGGCTCCGGCTCCAGCACCGCTAATGGGACGGCAGGGGTGACAATCTTGGCAGGTCAAGTGGTGTACCTCGATGCCACTGACGGCAAGTTCAAGCTGGCGGACAGCGATTCCGCGACTGCTGCGGTTCGCTCGCCCTATGGCATCGCCCTGAACGGGGCATCGAATGGACAGCCGCTCGCGGTGCTTCGGCGCGGGCCGATCACGATCGGCGGAACGCTCACGGCGGGGCTGGCCTATTATCTGAGCAAGGCGACGCCGGGTGGCGTTTGCCCGGTGGCCGACATCGCCTCGGGTGGATATTCGGTGATCCTCGGTATTGCCACTTCCACGACCGTTCTGGACGTGAAAATCCAGGAAAGCGGCGTCGCGGTCTGATGGCGACGGTCACGCTTTCAGGATTTCGGGAGCTTGACCGCGCGCTTTCTGAACTGCCGAAGGCGACGGCTCGCAATGTCTTGCGGCGGGTAGGCAAGGCAGCACTTCAGCCGATGGCTGACGCGGCAGCGGCCAAGGCACCGGTTGACGAGGGCAATCTTCGAATAAGCGTGGTGGTTTCCGAGAAGAGGACGCGACGCGCCGGCGGGGGAACCAAGGCAGGGTTCGTGGCAGGCAAGGGGTTCCGTCGCGATCCGAAAACCAGCGTTGATCTGGCGATGGGGCCGGGGTCCGGACTTGGTGTGCTGCCATACGCAACATTTGCTGAGTTCGGCAGGCAAAACCAGGCGGCAGATCCATTTATGCGGCCGGCCTTTGACGCTGGCGCGCAGGGCGTGATTGACCGGATCGGCGAGAGCTTGGGTCAAGAGATCGACAAGGCGGCGAAGCGTTTGGCCAAGCGGGCGGCGAAGAAGGCGGCGAGCTGATGGATATGCAAGCGGCCTTACGCGCACGCCTCATCGGGGATGCTGGTGTTTCGGCGCTGGCTTCGGACAGGGTTTATTGGGTTCAGGCTCCTCAGGATGCAGCGCTTCCGCGGATAACATTGCAGACGATCAGCGCCGATCGACCGCAGACGTTTAAAGGATTTCAGCCTCTCCGCTCTGCGCGGGTTCAGTGTGACATCTGGGCTGCATCCTACAGCGCGGCGCGGACGATCGTGGAAGCGGTGATCGCCGAACTGGCGGTCCCTGAAACGAGCAACGGGATAATCTTTGGCAGGCCCCAGGTGGATGGGGAGCGCGATCTGTTCGAGCGGTCTGATACTCAGGAAATCCACAGAATATCCCTCGATCTAATAATTTGGTGGTCTGCGGTCTAATTTAAGGAGAAATTCTAATGTCTGGAGAAGCTATCGGCTGGGGCGCAGAGGTCTGGCTTGACAACGCGAGCGGCACTTTGACCGAATTGGTCGGAGTTTTTGAACTGACGATCCCGAACTATCAGACCGATGAAGTCGAGATCACGCACTTCAAGAGCGCCGGTCGCAAGCGCGAATATATCGCCGGCCTGATCGAGACTGGCGAGGGCACGTTCTCCATGAATTATGTCCCCGGCTCGGCAACAGATGTTATCTGCCGCGCCGCTCATGCCGATGGCGTGACGCGATCGTTCAAGATCGTGATCCCCGACGCGGCCGGCGTGGATGAATGGGAAATCGAGGGCGATTGCTTTGTGCGCGGCTATGAGCGCGGCATCCCGGTTGACGACCGCATCACTGCCACACTCACTGTGAAGTTCACGGGCGACACCGTAGAGAGCGCGGCGTAACATGGTCGCGCCCTTCTATGGTGAGCGCACGGTTGATATTGACGGCGAGGCTTATTCCCTCGTCATCAATTTCCGCGCTATGGCAGCGATGGAAACACATCGGCCGATGATGGAACTGCTCGCCGAGATGGGCGGTCAGCGCGTCTCCATATCGACGATGGCGATTATTCTTTGGGGGTTGCTTCGAGCCCGGCATAACGACTTGAGCGAGGATCACGCGGTTGCCATGCTTATGTCGCATGGCGGCGAAGTGGGCGCTGCGATTAATGAATTGCTCCAGTCCGCATTTCCGGCGGCGAAGGGTGCTCCCGCCCGCCCTCGGACGCGGAAGAAGGCCTCGACCTCCTAGCCTTCTATTCCGCATGGTGTGAGGAGTTCCCGCCGGCTGACTTCTGGGAGCAGACGCCGCGGACATTTGAGGCGGCGATGAGAGGCCGGAGCAAGGCGCGCGAGCAAGCTACCGAGCTGGCCTATTTCCAGGCTTGGGCAACGGAGCGGTTCGCGCGTGAGAAGCGGCTCAAGCCGTTCGGGAAATATGTTGCGGATATCCGTCCACGGAAGCCGCAAACCGGCGCTGACATCCTTGCGATTTTCCAAGGCTTCGAGGCGGCTGGCGTGCCGGTGAAGATCAGAAAAGCGGGGTTAGGGCGCGTTGTCTAAGGCTTGGTCTGCCCGGGTAGACCAAGCTCCCAGTCCCTCAATCGATCCGGGCTGATTAGCCCAATAGAAGAATGAGCCGATTACGGCTGATATGATGGCCATGCGGATAACCAGCAGCTTTGTGCGGCGGTTATGCTCGGCGAGATCGTCAGCCGAGGTGAAACGATGGTGACAGTAACGACAGACCGCTGCGTCTGGTCGCACCATCTCTCTGCACTGGGTGCACTCTTTCATGGCCGCCCTCCGTTGGCGACCTGTACCCCGTGCGACTGCTTGATAGAAGGGGGCTCCTGATGGCGAGAAGTTCACCCGCCGCCATTGGCAACCTTGCCGTCGATCTGACGATGAACACCGCGTCATTCTCGCGAGGCGCCAAGGTGGCGCAAACGCAGTTGAGCGGCGTCCAAAAGAGCTTCGCGACGGCCTCCAAGTCTATCGAGGGGGCGCAGGCGCGCATCACCCAATCGATGAAGGGGATAGCCGCCAGCCTTGGCGTGCTTGGCGTTGGTGCGGCGGGGCGCACGTTCCTTTCTCTCGCCGACCAATCGAAGCAGATGACGGCATCGCTCAAACTGGCGACGGCGCAGGTTGGCAATTTCGCGCAGGCCCAAAAGGATGTTGCGCGGCTGGCTGGTGAAACCCGGAGCGGCCTTGTCGAGACGGCGGCGCTATATGGAAACTTCCTCCGCAATGCCCAAGATCTGGGGATTAATCAGACTGAAGCCGCCCGCGCTACGGAGACGTTCTCCAAGGCGATGAAGATCAGCGGCGCGACTGCTACTGACGCGTCGCAGGGCACCCGTCAGTTCGTCCAGGCGCTTCAATCTGGCGTGCTGCGCGGCGATGAGTTCAACAGCATTATGGAGAATAGCCCCCGCTTGGCGCGGCTGCTTTCCGAAAGCCTGGATGTTCCAATCGGCTCGCTTCGCAAAATGGCCGAAGAGGGGGAATTAACTTCCGACAAGCTGGTCAAAGCCCTTACCGATCGCAAATTCACCACGGGTATCGACGAAGAGTTCCGGCAGATGCCCGTCACTTTCAGCGAGGCGATGCAGCAAATCAACAATGCTGCGATCACGACCTTCGGAGAGTTTGACCGGGGCGGCGATTTCTCAACGATGCTCTCTAATTTCGTCGTGGACGGCTCGAAAGGCTTTGCGGACCTCGGCGCGCGGGCGCTTGAGTTTGGCGTGCAGACGCGCGCGACGATTGCGGGTCTGTCAAGCGCTTTTTCCCCCCTTTATTCCGCCACGGTCGCGTTTTTCGACTTTTTCGAAGGGCAAGCGGCCAAATCTGGCATAAATATCAAGCGGGATATCCAAAAGAGCCTTGCCGATATCGATCGGTTTACGGGTTTTGTCGCGCAAAGCTGGAATGAGAGCATTTTCAGCCCCAAGCGGCTGCTGTTTAACCCCGGCATGGCGTCTGGCACAAATTTCGGCGGAAGAAACCAAGCCGCCAGCGCAGCGAGCGCCCGGCAATCTCGTGCCCGTCTCGCTGATAGCCAATTGCAGGCATCTATCGGCTACAAAGGCGGCATAGGGAGCGCTTCCGACCTATATTTAAGAGGGCCGGCAACGGGCGGTGGGCGCCCAACGGCTGTTGATCCCGCGGGCGCAAAGAAGGCCGATGCCGAGGCTAAAAAGCGCCAGCGAGAGCTTGAGAAGGCTGCCAATGAGGCGCGCAAATTGCAGGAGCGTCTTGACGGCGCGTTCCTGAGCTTCCGACCGGACACAATCGATCAGCTTGAGATGGCGCAGGGGTCGATTGCTGAAATGGCGCTGGATTCCAGCTTCATGCAGAACGCGATGACAGAGGTGGATTTCGCCATCGGCAAAGTTGGCGAGTCGCTGATGGAGGCGAAGCGGAAATCAGACGAGTTCGTCGGCAGTCTTGCGGACGGATTGGCTGATGCGCTGGTGTTCGGTGGCAATCTCGGCGACGTGCTGGTCAACAGCTTCAAGCGCGCGGCGGCGGAAGCGCTTTCTAACGGTCTATTTGATCTTTTGCGCGGTGGCGCTGGCGGGATCGGCGGCCTTCTATCTTCGGCGGGCAGCCTCTTTGGAGGTGGCCAGACGGCGGCTCAGCTTGGTATCAACGACTATGGCCGCACTGGCCTTCCCGGCTTCGCAAAAGGCGGCGTGATAGGCGGATTTGGCGGGGTGGATAAGAATCTGCTCAGCATCAACGGTATTCCAACCGCCCGCGTCGGGCGCGGTGAGCAACTCCGGATTGAGCCGAACAACGACAACGGCAGCCGTCGGGCACTCTCCGTCCACGTCACCCCGTCTCCCTACTTCAACGTCGCCGTGCAGGAAGTGGCCGCGCCCATGGTGCAGCAAGGCATGGTGGGCGCGGTCGGGATGGGTGAGGCGCGGCAAGCGCAGCGGGCGAGGCGGCGGCTCGGATGACGATCGATCTCACCAGCCTGTCCGCACAGGTCGCGACGCCGCGGCTGCTCGATTGGGGATCTGAACTTGTCCCGTCGCTAGGCGGCGTGACGCAGCGGCTTAACCGCCTCGGCAGCCGTCACGCGATCGACGTGGTGCTTCCGCCCATGCGGATCGAGCCAGATGGGCGTTTGTGGATCTCACGCCTGAAGCGGGGCAAGACGGAGGGGGTTCAGTTCGCATTTCCCCAGGTCGAATTTGACGTGTCATCGCCAGGCACGCCGCTGGTCAAGACGGCGGTTTCCGGCGGCACGTCGGTGGCGCTGAAGGGGCTGACGCCACGCTACGCCATCAAGGAAGGTCAGTGGTTTTCCGTCATCCATAGCGGGCGCAGCTACCTGCATTCGTCCGATGCGCAGGTGATCGTGGATGCCAGCGGAGACGCCACGGTGACGGTTACCCCGATGCTGCGGACGGCGCTTTCGGTCAACGACGTGGTGAATCTCGGCAAGCCGATCATCGAAGGCTCGCTGTCTGGTGATGAGGTGGCGTGGACGCTGGAGATGGCGCGCACGGTTGGGCTTCAGTTTACTGTGAGCGAGATAGCTTGATGGCGCAGATAGGCAATATCATCGTCACCCTAAAGTGCGAGAAGCGCCCGTGGTTTATGGCGGTTGCGGTTCCTGTCGTCCTTCTTCGAAGGGTGGGGATCATTTCGGAAAAGTTCGCCGGCTCGCTTATTTTGCGGCTCGGGATGCGGGTTAGCGTAGGTTAATGACCGCACTAACCCCGGCGCTCGACGCCGCCCTCTCCGCAGATCGCCCGCTGATCTACGGCGCGGTGGAGATTAATCTTCCAGGCTACGATCTGCGGCTGCTCGACGGCTCGGGGCGGATTGCGCACGGCTCGGATATTTTCACAGGCGAGGATGCCACGTTCGGCGTTCTGGCGGCAATCGACGAGATTTCGGACGGCATGGGCGACGAAGCCCCGGCGCTGGGAATTACGTTGCAACCTGCAACTGATGCTGCTGCGGCGGACCTGTCGGACCCTGCAATGCAGGGATCGCGGGTCAGGCTTTGGCTTGGGGCGGTCACGCGCACGACGGGCGCGGCGATCGTCGATCCGTTCCTGCTGTTCGACGGTGAACTGGATGTGCCGGTTCTGAAGGTCGGGCTGCGCAGCCGGTCGCTCGAATATGAATGCGTCTCTGGCTTCGAGCGCTTCTTCGGCGACGATGAGGGGATGCGGTTGAGCGACAGCTTCCACAAGTCGATCTGGGCCACAGAAACCGGGCTGGCGAACATGTCGGGGATCATCAAGACGAGCTACTGGGGCGCGGAAACGCCGCCTAACAGCGTGTCGTTCATCGATTCGCGGTTCGCCGCGGTGCAGGGTATCTCCGCACAAATTCAGGCGGGCCTGGCCTGATGGAGATGGTCCGCCGGGCGGCGGCAGCACAGGCGACGCTCGACAAGTTCAAGGGGAAGCCGTTTCATTTTGGATCGATGGATTGCGCCCAGCTCGTTGCTTTTCATCTCCGCAAGATGGGCCACAAGCCCAAGCTGGCGAAGGCGGGCCGCTATTCGTCGGCGCTGGGGGCGAAGAAGGCGCTCAAGCGGCTGGGCTATGAGACGCTGGCCGAAGCGATGGACGGCAACGGGTTTGAGCGCATCCCACCCGCTGCTGCGATCGTGGGCGACGTGATCGAGATGCCGGGACTGGAAGGGCCGGGGGCGCTCGCGGTGGCGCTCGGCAATGGCCGAGCCGTGGCCTATCATGAGGATGCAATCGGCGCGGTGGTGGTGCAACCCTCGCAGATGCTTGCGGCCTGGCGCGTCACATGAAGATCATTCGAACGGCTGCGACCATTATCGGAGCAATCGCTACTGTCGTCGCCGTTGCCGGGACACTGACCGGTAATCCGCTGCTGGCGGCCACGGCGGCAACAGTGGCGAAGGTGGCTGCGGTCGTTGCAACAGCGGCCACAATCGCGGCCGGAAAGCCCAAGCCAAGCGTCTCTGGCAGTCCAACATCGTTCAAAATCGACCTGCAAGCCCCGATACCCTACATGATCGGCCGCACCCTGAACGCGGGCTATATCGTTCACCGGGGCTCCTACGGGGCCAAGCAAAAATACCAATCGTTCGTGGCGGTCATCTCCGGCGCGGGGCCAATCGACGCGATCGAGGCATTCCAGGTTGACCGCACCACGATCACCTTTTCCGCAGGGGCGGCGACGGGCTTCTATGCGGACTGGATGTGGCTCGATACGCAGCTTGGAGCCGCGCCCGAAGCGGACGCGCTGGCATCGCCCTTCGCCGGGTTCGCGAGTTGGGATGCCTCATCGAAGCTGTCTGGATACGCGGCGTATCTCTGGACTCTGAAGTTCGACAAGAAGGGCAAGAAATACAGCAGCGGCGTCCCGCAGCCGGGCGTGATCGCGCGCGGCGTCAAGGTTTATGATCCGCGCCTTGATAGTACCTATCCCGGCGGCTCCGGCGCGCATCGCTCGGACGATGAAGCAACGTGGGCGTATTCGGCAAATCCTTGGCTGCACGCGCTGGCCTGGACGATTGGACGCCACCACAATGGCAAGCGCGTCGCGGGTGCAGGCGTACCGATTGACGCAATCGACGTAGCTGCTTTTGTCGAGGCGGCTAACGTCGCGGATACGAATAGCTGGGTCGCTGGCGGGGTGGTCGATACGAGCCCCGGCCAGAAGTGGAACAACCTCAAGCTGATGGCGCAGGCCGGCGGAGGCGAGCCGGTGCGGATCGGGGCGCTGGTCTCCTGCACCGTCAACGCGCCGAAGGTCTCGCTCGATACGATCACGTACAGCGACATCGTGGGCGAGGCGACGGTGCCTGCGACGCAAAGCCGCCGTGATCGGATCAACGGCATCGTCCCGAAATATCGGTCGGAGGATCATGGCTGGGAGGTTGTCCCGGCGGACGTGGTGAGCGTCTCCAGCTATGTGACGGAGGATGGCGGGGAGCGGACGCGCGAGATTGACTACCCGCTGGTGCAGGACGTGGACCAGGCGGCGCAGCTCGCGGCCTATGACATCGTGAATGCGCGCGAGTTCGGGCCGATCAGCCTGCCGCTCAAGATCCGGTGGATAGGGTATAAGCCCGGCGATTGCCTCACGATCAACGTGCCGGAACTGAATCTCGTAAGCCAGACGGCGATCGTCATCGGCCGCGCGCTCGATCCACAATCGGGCGTGGTGACGTTGACGCTCAAGTCCGAGACGGCGGCCAAGCACGCTTTCGCGCTTGGGCAGACGGGGGCGGCACCGCCCACGCCTGATCTGTCCACGCCTGATCTGTCGGACGTTGACGCGCCGGACGTGAGCGAATGGAGCCTGTCTGGCACAGTGCTGAACGGAAGCGGGTTGTCGCTGCCGGCGCTGGTGTTCGAGGGCGCGGTTGATGATCCGAATGCTGAAGCGGTGCTGTTCGAATATTACCAAGGGACGGCAGCTCCGGTCGATCCGGCGGATTGGGTCTCGGCGGATATGTCAGGACCAGATGTAACCCAGCGGGAAGTGTCGACCATCCTCGGCGGTTCGCCTTATGTCGGCGCCGTCTCTTATCAGGTGCGCGGCGTGATCGGCGACCGGCTTGTTCTTGGCCCGGTTACTACCGGCGCGGGGTCAACCGGCGGCGGGCGCGTCCTTCTCGAAACCGGTGACCGCATCCTGCTCGAAACCGGCGATCAAAGACTATTGGAGGCATAATGGCGGACAGCAAAGCGTCTGCGCTCACGGCTGCATCGGCCCTGAGCGGGGCGGAGCTATGGGCGGCCGTCCAGGGCGGCGCGGATCGGAAGATCACGGCGTCGCAAATCCTCACCTATGTGATGGCGGCGATCGTCGATGCGGCGCCTTCAACGCTGGACACGCTGAACGAGCTTGCCGCCGCGCTCGGCGACGATCCGAATTTCGCCACGACCGTGACCACGGCGCTGGCCGGCAAGCAGCCGCTCGATAGTGACCTGACGGCTGTCGCGGCGCTCGCCACCACGAGTTACGGCCGAGCCTTTCTGGAGCTTGCCGACGCGGCCGCGGCCAGAACTGCTATAGGTTTGGCGTCCGGCACATACACGCCGACGCTGACGAACGGCGCGAACGTCGCTGCGTCAACGGCTTATCAATGCATGTATATGCGAATAAACGATATGGTTACTGTGGCAGGACGGGTCGATATCGATCCAACGTCAGCCTCAGCAAGCACCATAGTTGGCATGAGCTTGCCCATCGCGTCTGATTTCTCAACAACTGACCAATGTGCAGGCGCGGCTAATGCTCCAAACGCGCTCAGCCTGCTCGCGGCAATTGTTTCCGATCCGACCAACAACAGGGCGCAAGTCCAGTATTTAGCTCCAACTAATGTGGGCAATAACGCACTATACTTTACGTTTATGTATCAAGTGATCTAGCCCGGAGCAAACCATGACACCAGCAGTTCGGGAGCTTCGGGCGGCGCGCAACGTGCCGTTCGGGGAGACCTTTGAATTTACCTTCGAAGATGAGCCGTTCGACTTCTCGGGTTATTCCGGCACGATGCAGGTCCGCCTTTACGAAGGCGCGGCCGGGGCGGCGCTGGTCGATCTGGCGAACGTCACGACCGATGTCCAGGGCGTCCGCATTCTATCCGGCGGCATGGTCCAGATTCGCATCGATGAAGCGACGCTGGCGGCGATCGCGGGGCAGAACACGCCCGAAGCTGGGGACGCACAGACCTTTGCGTATGACCTTGTTCTGACGGACCCCGCCGCTTTCGCGCAACGATGGGTCAAGGGCGCGTTCGTTTTAGAGGCTGGCGTAACTGATTAACCTCTAACTCACTGAATTACCACAACAACAGGCGTCCTGCGGGGCGCCTTTTTCATATCCGGGGTGACAAATGGTTGATGTTGTGAAGCTGGACTCCGCAGGGCTCCGGGGCGCGGGCGCGTATGAGTATTGGATCGCCGAGGGCAATGTCGGCACGGTCCAGGACTTCCTTGACGCGCAGGAGGCGGCGGCGGCTGCGCAGGTGGCGTTGGCGGTTGCGGCTAAGGACGATGCAGAGACGGCCGCCGCCGCCGCTGCTGCGTCAGCTTCTGGCTTCAGTGACCTTCAGGTTGAGGCTGGCGTCACGGGGGACGATGTTTCGACCGCGACAATCGGGTCAACGACACCTAACACGAATACGCTGACCACGACTGACTTTTCCTATTCGCCCGCCGCCCCCATCGCCGAAGATGGCTATCTGCGCTCTGCATCGATCCGACTGAGCGCGTCGGGAACGGGGCGATGGCTGATCGTCAACGCGGCCGGGCGCGTCGTTTATGATGAGGCGGTAACGGTCGCTACCACGCCGGAAACCTTCGCTTTCGACAATATCCCGGTCAAGGCCGGATCGCGGCTGTATTATCGTCAGTTGACTGGTGGGGGGCTTCGTTCCGTCAACGCATCCGGCAACAACTACTATGTGACAAACAGCACCTATTCCGGGTCTCTCGAAGATGCTGTGACTGTTACGCACAACACCGGCGAGGTTTCGCTGAGTTACGATGTCGCCAGCTTTTCGGAGAATTTGAAAAGACGCATTGATGACCTTGTCGAACAGGCTGAAAGCGTAAACGACAGCTTGCAGGATAGCTTTCGTGCTAGCCGAATTTCCACCACGAACTGGACTGCGGCGACTGGCTTCAACCGCTACTATGTCGGCAATGATGTGGGCGCCGATATCCCTGTCGGCGCCGTCATTTCCTCAGTTACTTGCGAGCTGCTGACGCCTGCGACGGCGACCCATTTGAGGGTGCGCATCTTCTCGCGGCTGACCGCAAGTGGCAATATCAACACGGTTCCAATCCTCGATGAGGACGTGTTTCTTCAGGCGAAGATAATCGACCCCGCTGACGTTGGGCTGACGCCTGGTGCGACATCCTTGGAAAAGGCCGTTCTTCCGATCGACGCTATCAACGCGGAAGCCGGGAAAACCTATTTCGCCATTCTCGACGTTTTCAACTCGGCTGAAGCGGCGATCAATTTCGGCCTTGGCTACACGGCATCGACCGAAAGCCGGCAGCGGAAACGCGGCTGGGTATTCACAACCGTCGTTGTCGCCGCAGATGCAGCCGTTGAAGTGTCGATCGGCTTCTCCGGCTACACGGCGCGCCAGTCTCAAACCAGCTATGATGACCGGGTTACCAAGGCTGTGGCATCTGCCACCGGGCTTGATCTCACCACCACCGCAACTTTTGATCGCAACGGCGTTCCGACCGAGCTGACGGACAGCGCGCGGGCGATCTCGGGTGCGACCAACGTCCGGTATGATACGCTCTATTATGACGCGCTCGCGGGCACGTTCGGCGTCGTTGCTGGCACCGATCGCGTAACCGATGCGCCGGAGTTCATCCCGGCAATCGGGGCCTCCACGCGGATTCCGCTGTTCAATTTGAAGGTGACGCCAACGACCGTGACGCCTGTTGCTGTCTGGGATGTCCATAAAAATGACACCCGCCGGCTCACCGTCCAAGCTGAACAGGATCGGGCCTATTCCCGCCGCTGTCTCAGAACGACGCTGGGCAAGATCGCGCGCGGCGATGCGCTGTCGATTGTGTCGATCGGGGACAGCATCGTTGCCATGGCCAATGCCAACCCGTCCCAGGCCACACCCAACGGCGACAACCGTGACCGGGCGGCGGCGGCAACGACGGACACCTATCATTATCTGCGCGATAACATCGGATCGCCGCTGGGGGCGGGAAACGATATTGTGGACGCGATCGCGCTCTATACGGCGGTCCAGCTTGGGCGGTCGGCTGACACGGCGGGCACGACGCACACGCGCTTCGGCTTCGTGTGGGATCTGATCGCGGCGCTGGAGGACTATGGCTACGTCCTCGGCACGGATCTGACTTACGACAATTTCGGCTATCCCGGCGCTACCACGGCAACGGCGCTGGCGTCAGGGGCGGCATGGCTGAACGCGGCCGTCGCGCTGAACCGGGATGTCGCGATCGTCAACTTCGGCATGAACGCCGACGCCTCGCTTGAGGCTAATCTTATCACCATCGCCAATGCCTTCCACGCAGCGGGCACGGATGTGATCCTGATGGGGCGGGCACGAAAGCGGGCTGATACACTCGCGACGTTCGAAGAATATAACCGCGCGATCCGCCGGGCGGCCGAATATACGAACAGCGCCTTCGTACCGTACTTGCCGCTCTACGATGAGAAATATATCGGATCGATCGGGCTGGCGGTTGCGGATTGCTGCGTAGCCAATGCGAACAATCATCCGGGCATCATTGAGCACGCGGCGATCGGTCGCGAGCTTTCGAAGCTGGTGCTGGGCTAGTGGCAGGCCACCTTCACCCGATCCCGATACAGCCTGGCCCCGGCATCGGTCAGATGCACGCCATCGGCGATCGTGAACCCTGCACCCGTGATCGGCTTGACATAGCGGAAGCCTCGCGTGGCGGCCTGGCTGCGCACGAAAGCGGATGCGGCGGCGCTGTTCGGCACTCCCATGAGGATGACCTTGGCAGGGGGCAGGGCGGCGAGCAGGGCGAGATAGCCACGCTCAAAGTCGGGCAGGGTGCCGCCGGCCATGAAATCGTTCGTTCCGACTGCAACGAGAATGGTTTTCGGCTTCAGCTTGGGCAGGACGTAGCGGGCGATTCCGGCAATGTCGTCCACCTTCGCCCCGCCCACCCCGGCGTTGAACCATGTTCCGCAGATCTGCCCGAAATAGACGGACTCCGTGATGCTGTCTCCGAGCGCGACGAAATCGACCGGCGGGGCAAGGTCGGCGTTCAGGCGGACGAACCCGGCGCGGGTCTCGGCGTAAGTCGGCGGCGGCGGGCGATGCCACCGGGAATATCCGACGCCCGCCCCCATCAGCGCAGCCGCGCAAGCTACCAACAGGAAGGATCGAACTTGCCTCACTCGCGCACCGTTAGGAACGCCACCTCCTTCCGTCAACGGGCGGCCGGCTGATGGACGCCGCAGTCATCACCGCATTGGGCGGCATTCTAACCATCCTCGGGGGAGGTGTCGCCTTCGTGTGGGGCAAGATCGAAAAGCGTTTTTCCGCGATCGAGAAGAAGCTGGAGGAGTGTGAGGAGCGGGACGTTAAAAACCGCTCCCGCCTTGCCGAAGTTCTTTCGATTCTCCGCATGATGGCGGACGAGATGCACGCCAGCGATCCGACGAACCCGCTGCTGAAGTCGGTTCGGATGGTGCTGCTGAAGGCATACCCGGTTCCGGCGGACATGACCGAAACACTGAACGGGCTCGACCGGGCTCCGATGTACGCGACGGACGGGAGGGAGGTTTGAGCATCACACTGGGCTCGCGAAGCCTGTCGCGCCTTGAAGGCGTACATTCCGACCTCGTTCGCGTCGTGAAGAAAGCGGCGGCGATGTCCTCGCTCGATTTCACGGTGCTGGAAGGGCTGCGGACCAAGGCGCGGCAACAGCAGCTATTTCAGAACGGCGCGACCAAGACGATGAACAGCCGCCACCTGAACGGCCACGCGGTCGATCTGGCGCCGATGATTGGTGGCACGGTCTCATGGGATTGGCCGCTCTACCACAAGCTCGCCGCCATCGTGAAAGCCGCCGCAGTTGCTGAGGGTGTGCCGATCGAATGGGGCGGGGACTGGCGAAGTTTCAAAGACGGCCCGCATTGGCAACTACCTTGGAGCAAGTACCCATGATCACCGAAAACACCTCCGCCATCCCTGAGCAGCTTGCGAGCACGCTCCGGGCGTTTCTGATCGCCCTGGGGGCGTACCTCGCTGGCAAGGGCTGGATCGACGAGGGGCTTGCCTCTGCGACTGTCCCGCTCATTCTTGTGGGCGGACCCTGGGTCTACAATCAAATGAAGATTCGCAATCGGCACAAGGCGGGCTGATGCTCTCCGGTCCCCGCCTCTACGCCGCGCTCGGCACGGGCCTGCTCATCGCCGCGCTGGTGGTGGCGCTGGTGGTGACGCGGGCGCGCCTTGCGTCGGTTCGAACCGCCCACGCCGCCGAACTGTCTGCGATCCGTGAGCGCATTGCGGAAGCGAAGGCCGCCGATCTGGCCCATGCTCGGGCCGTCGAGGCCGCACAGAGCGAAACCAATCGAAAGGTATCAGATGCCTACCAAGCTGATCTTGCTACTCTCAGGGCTCGCCTTGAGCGCCTGCGCACATCAACCGCTCAAGGTGGTGGCGGAACAGCGAGTGTGCCCAGCCTTCCCGTCGCCCCCTGCCGATCTGATGCAGCCCCCTCGGGTTACACGGTTTCTCCCGAACTGATGTTCGAGGCCGAAGCGAACACGCTGCAACTGACCGCGCTTCAGGCGTGGGTGAAAGCCCAAGAGGACATCGCCCGATGAGCGGACTATCTCTGAGCCTCGGGCTTGGACTGACGGCGCTTAGGGCAGTCGCCGCCGCCCCCTCACTGCTCGACAATTTCACCGACGCGGACACGACCAATCTTTCGGCTCACACTGCGGACAGCGGCGAGGCATGGACGGCGACTGCCGGCGCGGTGCTGATCAATGGCAACAAGGCCTATCCATCGACGGTGACAGCACTTTACCGCTCCGCATGGGAGCCGCCGAGCGCCGAATATGATGTCGAGGCTGTGATCGAGTTCAAGACCATCATCAATCAGGCGGTCTACATCGTAGCGCGCTGCGCAGACGCGAGTAATTTCTACTATGCGGGCAAGCACGCGACCACGCACAAATGGGTGTTCGGCAAGAATGTGGCCGGCGTGTTCACCGAATTAGGCACCCACGCCACCGGGCCTTCCGCCGGAAATAGCTACACGCTCCGGCTTGAGGTTCGTGACGCTACCAAGACATTCTACGTCGATGATGTGCAAATAGGGCAAAGCGCTGACAACGCGTTGACCGCAGCGCAGCGTCCCGGCATCCGAGCGGCAGCGGTCGCCAGTACAACGACGACTGGCGCGCACTACGACAGGCTGCTGGCGGCATGAGCGGGCTGTCACTGAGCTTGGGGCTGGGCCTGACCGCATTGCGGCCAAGCGGCTTTTCCCCTCTGACACTGCCCACGCTCTATGTCGCGGGTGCGTCGCTCGAATCCCGCAATCATGGCGGCGACGCATCTTCACGCTTCGGTCATAGCTGCGTCGGACCGCTCACATGGGCGAATATGCTGGACGCCGAACGGCTGTTCGATCTGCGCGTGGCGAAGCTGGCTGGCGTCTCGCCATACTGGCAACCGGGAACGAACTTTGCCGGGTCGGGCGCGAGCTATGGCGCTGCCGGGTCGTTTGGCAGCTCGATCGCCGACCAGGCGGCCGAAGTGGCGGCGGCGATCACGCCCGGTTCGGCGGTCTATTGCTCGCTCGGGCGAAACGATCTGCCGACTGTCACGGCAGCCGAATATCTCGACAATTTCGATACGTTCATCGCCACGATCCGGGCGGCGGCACCATCGCTGATTATCGTTCCCGGCCTGTGGAAGCGCGACACGTCGGCGGGCGGGACATGGGCGAGCGGCGGCACATCGCGGCAGGACGTGGACGATATCAACGCCGGCATGATCACACGCTGCGCTGCCTATTCGAACATGGTCTATGTCGAGCTGCAATCGGTCATGTGCGACGCGGCCGGGGACCAGAACCCGAAATCAGGCTACACGGTCGATGGCGTCCACCATACGCCTCTCGGGGCTTATGTGGCGGGCAAGGCGATCAAGGCGGCGCTGGCGAACTATATCACCCCCACCGCCTTCCCGGCGCGTTCCGGCGACGACCTGTTGACCGATCTTTCCGGAACGGGCGGCACGTTGACCAATGGCACGACTGGCTCGGTAGCGGACGACTGGACGCTGCTGCGTGGCGCTGCCGGTGACGCTATGGGCGTGGCGGGGGCTCGGTTTGCCGAAGGTGGCAAGGAGTGGCAGCGGATCACCTGCACGCGGGCGGCGACGCATAGCGGTGGATCTGACAGCTTCACCTTTCGACCAACATCGGCCCTCTCAATTCCGAGCAGCGCCAACCTCGTGGCGCGGGCGCGCATCCGCGTTCCGATCACCACAGTCGTCCAGATGTTTCACTATGGGCTGACGGAATTGACGTCGGGGGCGACGCAGCGGTCGGGCGCGATCTTCGGCACGACGGATGGGCAGGACGCGGTGATTGCGGATGGCGCGGCCATTCTCGGCTATGCGAGCAGCGAGGCGCTGGATCTGTTTGTCGAGACCCCTGTGCTCGTCACGCCATCGGGAAGCACGCGGACGGGTGACGTTCGTTTTTCCAACGCGATGAACCAGGGCACGGCAGGGACGACGGCTGTGTACGAAATCACCGATCTCCAGTTGGAGCCGGTATGATCCTCACCTTCCATCGTTGAAACTCCGCTCCCCGCTTTTCACGGGAGGGGTGTTTAGGGGGAGGTTGCGGAGGGCGGTCAAAACACCATAGCGATTATCGAGACCAAGATAACGGTAGTGTCTCAGTTTGAATTTTGACGGGCGATCCCCTGTCGCCAGCCGCTCCCGCCTCCTGTATGCTTAGCGGAAAGCATGGAGGTAATGTGGCTTATATCGGCGAGACCAACCCGCACCGCCAGCGCCTAGCTGCGCAGACCGCCGAGCGCGGCAATCATCCCTTCGCTCGTTTGTGGGTATTGGAGTGCGGTGACTGCGGCAATTCCTACGGCGCGAATAGCTGCGACTTTCATATCCGCCGCTGCGCGTGTCAGGGCGGAAAGCCGGGACTGGACGTTCCCCATGCCTAAAGGCCCCCGTGGAGAGAAGCGCCCCGCCGACGTGATCGGCGCGGCCATCAAGATCGCCCGCATCGCCACTGGCGAGGAAGAGGACGAGCGCGATCCCGTGTCAACCGCAGCCGCCGAGATGGGGAGGCGCGGCGGGAAGAAGCGCGCCGAGAACATGACGCCGGAGCGCCGGGCGGAGATCGCGAAGAAGGCGGCAGCGAAGCGGTGGTCTAAACCTAGTTGACAAAATATACGGTTTTTCGTATTTGGTTGCGCGTCGGCACCAGCAACCAAAAAGGCCTGTCCCTTGAACCTCGCTGAAGCATTCCTTCTTGACCAGATCCCGGTGGCGCAGCGCGCGGTGGTTCCGACTACCCTTAAGAATGCCTATGCAGCCGCTACGCTCGTGACCAAGGACGAGCCCATCTTCAATGTCGAAAGCGCGAAGGCCAACCGAGGTCGGATCATCCAATGGGCGGTCGACACTGCTTTCGAGAAGCTGGTGAAGAGCGGACAATGGGGGCGAGATTTCCGTTGGCGCTCATTCGAGAAGCCGACAGGACGATATCTAGAGGTGCTTTTCAGCCATTCGGCGCTTACCATCAGCCAGGTGTCAAATCCCGCCAAGCAACCTCGCGATGTTGGGTTTCGCCGCAACAAGCGCCTCGCTAGCCAGATCAAGATGGATATCTTGCGCGATGAGCAAGAAGACACATCCGGTCTCCCCCATATCTTGCTTGTCCACGGCCACCAGTCGCTGGACTTCGCCCATCTGGCGATTCCAGAACCAATCCACTGGCAAGGATTCCAGCACAAAACAGCAAATTTGATGCTTATGGCTCACGCTGTACCAGAGCCCGAAATTCCGATGGAGCATACCGATATAGACGCTGTGATGACCCTCAAGGAAGAAATTGATAGGTGGCGGCGTGACGGCGGATCAGAGTAATATATTCGAGTTTCCAGCCGCTCGTTCCAGCCGGAGCGGGCGGCTTTTGATTCCTGCGCGCCTACGTGACGCGAGGAAGTTCTTGCGCTTGTCGCAGGAGGAGTTGGGGGAGCGCATTGGCGTCTCACGACAAGCCATTTCGCAATTCGAACGCGGGGATAGATCGCCAGATGCTGCCACTTTTGCGGCTATTGTTGAGGCTCTAGAGCAACCACCTGGATTTTTCACCACCGAGGATGCGCCCGTCTTTGGCCGTTACTCGACGCGGTTCTACCGCAAGTTCGGTTCTGACACTGCTCGGCGGCGCGATGCCTGCGACACATACGCAGAGTGGTTTGTGCAGGTAGCCAAGACGTTCGATGACGCAATCAATTATCCCGCAGTCAATATTCCTCAGTATGATCTATCGGAGTTCGGCGAGGATGGGATTGACGAGATCGCCGAACGGGTGCGTGCAGATTGGGGACTTGGGCTTGGCCCTATCTCCAATGTGCTAGCGTTACTTGAGTCAAACGGAGTCATCGCTTGTCGTTACGAGATGGCCGGCGAGAAGGTGGAAGCTTTCTCGTTTTGGAATGGCCCACGCCCCTTCGTTTTCATGGCGTCCGAAAAGAAAGCTGGAGTTCGTTCACGTTTCGACTTGGCGCACGAACTGGGGCACCTTGTGATGCACCGGCACATCGACAGCGCCGACATAGAAGATCGCGAGTCTCTCAAAGAAGTTGAGCGTCAGGCAGATCGTTTCGCCGGAGCATTTTTGTTGCCGAAGCACTCGTTTCCCAATGAGGTTTTCACTCCGAGGCTTGACGCATTTGTTGATCTAAAACGCCGCTGGAGAGTGTCGATTCAAGCAATGATTTACCGATGCTCTGATCTTGGGATTTTCGACGAAGGTCAAATTCTCAATATGAGGAAGCAAGTTTCCTTTAGAAAATGGCGGACGCAAGAGCCCCTGGACGATCCCTCGATCATCGCCTTGGAAAACCCGCGCCTGCTATCCAAAGCGTTCGAACTTGTGGCGCAAAGTGGGCGCATGGGAGTCGACGAGTTGAAGCGAGCGGTTCAGATAAACCCCCGCTTCATAGAGGCGATGTGCAATCTTCCCGAAGGAGCGTTGGCGGGCTCCGACCCACCTCTGAACACCCCCACTTTGAAATGAGCGTAATGCTTGACACTAAGCATAAAAGTTCATATCAAATGGGTATGAACAAGCTTCCTCTCGCCAAGCGCACTCAGATCCTCGCCATGCTGTGCGAGGGTTCGTCCATGCGCTCGATCAGCCGCGTTGCGGACGTGTCGATCAACACGGTGACGAAGCTGCTGGAGGATGCCGGGGAAGCCTGCCTCGCGCTTCATGACGAGATGGTGCGCAACGTGAAGGCGAGCCGCATCCAGTGCGATGAAATCTGGTCGTTCTGCCACGCCAAGCAAAAGAACGTCGCCACGGCGAAGGCTGCTCCGGAAGGCGCTGGCGACGTGTGGACGTGGACCGCGATCGACGCCGACACAAAGCTGATCGTCTCCTACAATGTCGGCGATCGGTCTGGCGAAAGCGCGATGGATCTTATGGACGATCTGCGCAGCCGCCTCGCCAACCGCGTCCAGCTCACCACGGACGGCCACAAGGCCTATCTGGAGGCCGTGGAAGGCGCGTTCGGCGCGGACGTGGACTTTGCCCAGCTCGTGAAGCTGTATGGCCCCACGATCGCCGCTCCGGGCCGATACAGCCCGGCAGAATGCACCGGGACCAAGAAAATCCGTCGCGAAGGCAATCCGGACATCGATCACGTCTCGACCAGCTACGTGGAGCGCCAGAACCTCACCATGCGGATGTCCATGCGTCGGTTCACCCGGTTGACCAACGGCTTCTCCAAGAAGCTCGACAATCACATTCACGCGCTGGCGCTCTATTTCGCCTTCTACAATTTTTGCCGCATCCATAAGACGCTGCGGATGTCGCCCGCGATGGCAGCGGGGATCAGCGATCGGCTGTGGTCGCTGGAGGACATCGTTGCGCGGATCGACGCGGCGGCTCCGGCTCCCAAGGCTCGCGGCCCTTACAAAAAGCGCCAGCCCGCCTGCTAAGAGAGGTTCAACAGCCTACTCATCTCCACTGCGGCCTCTTCCGACTGAAGCCGCGCAAGGAGGGTTAAGGACCCCTCTGGCGCTGAATAGCACCGCTGGTAGAGGAAATATCCGCTTGCATCCTCAACCGTTTCACCTGAAGCTTCTATATCGAAGTCGGAGAGTGGCGAGATGAACAGGGTTTGGTCATTATCTAATGACCCGCTGAAGTAATATTGAGCCACGCTTTGACTCCTTGCCTATGGAGGGGGCTATGCCAGAGGCATTAAAGAAGACTCACACGCTTGTTAAAACGCCGAGCCTTAACGTAAGGTATCTTGCGGACTACATGGCGGCATCTGAACAAAAGCGTCGATCCATATTGAAGGGTTGCAAGTATCGATCCACCGCACGTATGATCCAGCACATAGAAGCCAAGCTTCATGTCTCGGAGTATATCCGCTCCGGAGGCGCTGATCCAGCGGAATTATTAGAGAAATCTAAGAGCATCAGGGCGAAGTTAGCGGCTGATCAATTCGACGAGGATACAAATAAGCACAACGCCGACTATCTGAAGCGATACGCTGAAGTTGCGCCGGGCATAGCTATGCCGAAGTGCGAGGTGCTAAAAGGCGGCAAATTCATCGATGTTCCGATCAGTGGAATCTCGGTTCGATTCGATCCGGCCCTACGACTGACTCGCACGACTAAAACCAATAAGTTGAAATGCGGAGCCCTGATGCTGCGTTATCAGAAGGGCAAGGCTCTCCCTGACGCCACAGCCGGCTATCAATCAGCCGCTATCCTTGGGCTTCTTAAACTCATTGAAGGGGATGATGGGCAGGAGCCGGAAGGGGCGCTCTGCGCAACCCTGGACGCATACTCAGGGGCACTGCACCTCGCGCCTACGAACGCCATCTATCTGTTCAAAGAGATGACAGCGGCTTGTGAGAGTATCGCCGAACGGTGGGATGCCATCTCTCCGCCGAAGGGGGCGATTTTCTGACGGTGCCGCTAATTTCAAACTGAGACACTACCTGGCTTTCCTTGAGTTTGAAGCCGCGCCGAGAAGCGTATGCCTCAAGGTTGGCGCGGAAGATTCCATAATCCGACCTTGGGCAATATCGGTCTGGACAGTATCGCTCGGCGCCCGCAGTCGCGCCGCACCGGGGGCAGTCATCCACCCGCGTGGGATCGGGGTTAGTCATCACCGCGCTCCACATAATTCGAGTGGCAGGTCTGGACGCTTTCGTCATCCTTGAGGCAGGACACGATGGCGCAATACCAACTGGAGTTCGGATTACAGCAATATCCGCCATAGCGAGTGCCGTTCGGCTCGAAATGGGCGCAGGTCTGACAAGAGCGCCGGTCCGCTGCTAGTGCTCCGGTCATCACCGCGCTCCTTCTTCGGGCTGGGCTGCTGTCGGCGGGGTGGGCTGCCTCGTAAGCTCTTCACTCGCAGTACCTTCAACCGCGTCCATCGTCTTTCTCCAATCTGCGATCATACGATCTTCGGCGCGGCGAATGTCTGCCTTTGTCTCTGGCTCCCCGGCTGCTGTCGGCGGGGTGGGCGTGAGGGCTGCGTCAATGCGCCGTAGCATGTCGGCCTTGGCAACCGTGCCACGCTGCGTCTGCGGCTCCCAATAGATCAGCCCTTTGTCGCGTACTTCGCGCAGCAATGCCTCCACCCCTTCACGCGCCGGGGTGGAGAGGGCGCGCTTCATGGTCGGTTCAACCATCGCGCGGGCAATAAATGCCTGGGTCAAGTCCTGACCCATTCCACCCTTCATCCCTGCGTTCCAGATCGCGATGCGGATGTCACCGGCAACATCCCCCAGCGCCCCACGCGAGCGGAGGCGTTGGGCTGCCTGGCGCATCAGTTCACCTTCCTCGGTATCGTGAAATAGCTGCGAGCTGCCTTTGGCTTCCAGCGCATCCGCCAGTTCGTCGTCACTCAGCATCTTAATACCACCCATCCTTTCAGAGCTTCGTAAGCGCGGAGCATGGCAACAGCATCACCGGAACTTGCGGCTGCGATACCGGCTTGGATGTCTGCTTCCATCATGGCGATCTGGGGCTCGACGATGACGTTCTTCATGCCGCGAAGGGCTTTGAACTCGTCCTGCACGCCTCGGACACGGTTGATTTCCTTAGGTAGAGATTCTGCCAGGGGTTCACTCAGCATCTTCGTTCCTTTCGGTGGTGGCGGCGCGGATGCGACGAGCCTGTTTCGACAGTTCTCCAGCGACCATCGCTGCGTCGTGCTCATGCCATTGGGCCTCAACGCGCCCGGGTGGCGTCAGTAGGTGCGCCGCTCGTTCCTCCGCCAGCCCCGCGCAGAACTCGCCGACGAGCGGGATTGCGATGTGGGCCATCGCTTCTGTTTCAACGGTGCTGAGAATCGCCCCGTCTGTTACTTCGGAAAAGGCCCGGCCGGCTGCCCGCGCCACCCGCTTCACAAGTGCTTCATCCATGACGGCTCTCCTTCATGCGGGCGGTTAGGCGATTTGTCGCCTCATCCAATCCGGTTGCGAACGTGAACATGGCAGCGGCCATCAGGACGGCGGCATATTCGGCCAAGCCATGGCCAACCAAGACGACCCCGATGAGGGCGATCAACATTCCGACAGTCCAGAATAGGTTTAAGGCCAGCCACCGCCGGCACCTCCAACAAAGCCGCCACGCCCCCTTCGCTTCCTTCAGCCGTTCGATCAGGTCGTTCATCGGTTGGGTTCCTCCGGCGGTGCGGCAACGTAGAGCATGACGGGAGGATGGCCGGTGCCAACGATGCGAAGCATGACCTTTGCCCCTGCGGCGATCGCGGCCATTTCGGCGGGCGTAGGCTCCCAAGCGCTGACCATGCAGGGCGCGTCACCATTCATCTCGTCGCGGATTGGCAGGCATCGGCATGGGCCGCTCGTCTCCGGCGTCCATCCCTTGGGAGCACCTAGCGTGCGAGTGCATCCCTCAATTCGTGCGGGCAGCATCGTGCATCCTTTCGATAACGCGCGCTGTTATGCTGTCCAGAAACTCGGCAGCGTGCCGTGGGTTTGGGCGATGGAAGAGCATCACGCCCACGATCAGGCTTTCGAGCGCGACCATTGCGTCCGAATCTCCTCTGGCTTCCTTGATCAGCCGGTTCAGCAATTCCGGCACGAGACGATTGTGATTGTCCGAGGCATTCATCGGTCAGGTTCCTTTGCGGAGGGGGTGGGGCAGCCTTGCGTCAGATGATGCCGCGAACGCCGCTCCCAATTCGCCTGATCGGTTTCATATTGCTCCTGAACCCACATCGGGATGGTGGCGCTGCGAGTGAGGATCGGGGCGTCAGGGTAGAGCGCGTTGTGGCGCGCGGCACGACGTTCCAGCAACGCCTCATCACCAAGCATCTCGGCTTCGATGTTTGTTCGCTCCTGCATGTCCAGCTTCCGAGCGCGCACGCACAGGTCCAGCCCCTCCGAAAGTAGCGTGCGGCACATATCGCAGCCCATCACCCTCTCTCCCCCCGGCGCAGGGATCACCTCAGCGCCGCTCATGACGGCCTCGGGGTGGCTAGAAATAGTTTTCCCGGCAACCCGTAACTATTTGAGCAATAACGGGCTGGTTTTGCCGAAACGGAAGTGGAACACCCGCAGAAAACCGCGGTTTTTTGATAACGCTGCGTTAAGTTCGACCGGCGGTTTTGTGCCGAGTCGCGGCTGGGGTTTTCCAAAGTTTTCCCGTTCACCGTTTGCCCTCCCACCGCAAGATAGCCGCAGACCCCAGAGAAACGCTGTTCCGCCGCTTGGCGTAATGTTCGATCATCTGGAGCGACTGCCCGCTGATCGCCGCCGTCTCGGCTACGCTGCACCCGCATTCGAGCAGGGCGTTCACGGCGTTCTTACGGAGCCCATGGGGCACGACCTTATAGCCAAGCCCAGCAGCGAAGCCTTGCAGGATCGCCCGCGCACGCTCAGTGCCGAGCGGCCCGCCATCCTGCCGCGTCACGATCATCAGGCCGTTGCGCTCCGCCGCGTCGATAATCGGCCGCAGCCCGGAGTGGATCGGAATGACGAGCTGCTTCTTCGTCTTCTGCTGGCGCACGTGGATGCCGTCAGCTCTGATGTCCGACCAGCGCATTTTCAGCACGTCGCCAATCCGCTGCGCCGTGAAGTAGAGCAGCCCAACCATCAGCCGCACCCGCGGATTTTCGGATGCCAAAGCCGCGTCCAGAAGGTCTAGCGGCCACGGCTCATATTCACCGCCCTCGAATTGCTCGATCTCGCGGAAGGGATCGATCTTAACATGCCCGCGCCGCCTGCCCCATGTGTAGAGCGCGTTGGCCACCTTCAGCGTCATGTTTGCCGCGATTGGCGTTTCGGCCATCTCGTCCATCAGTCGGACAAGATCATGCCGTGCGATCTCATCGGCGGGGGTGTTGTAGAAGCGATCCGCCAGCCTGCGCAGATAGTAGCCGTAAAGATCCTGCGTAGCGTGGGCGAGCTTCTTGAATTGCGGGGCCTTCTCGTAGAGCGCGATCAACGCCGGGATCAGAAGGGTGGATTCTGGCTCAATGCGCCGGTTGCGATGCGCCAGATATGCAGCATAGGTCACTCCGAACGCCCGGTCCTTCGGATCAGGCAGGCGCTTGTACACCTTCCTGCCAGCAGCGTCGGACTGGCCCGTGTCGAAATAGACGTAGGTTTTCCCCTTCGCCTTCACGGTTTTGGTGTGTGGAAGGCTAGCGGCCATAGTGTCGGTTCTCGCTTCTCCAATCGGGGACACGCTCGCCGGTCAGGCGCTCGATACATTCATCGAGCAGCACCCTGCTCCACCGCTCCGACCCGCCGAAAAGAACCGGCATCGGTACTTTGCCCGCCGTCATCTCCCGCTCAAACTCGGCCGTTGTCATGTCCAGGTACAACGCTGCCGTCGTCCGTCGCATCATCCTGGGCCAGTCTGGGATTGATCTCGCCCCCATCACGCGCCCCCTGGGGAGGGGGGAAGGGGCATCCAGTGGGTGGGGCCATCGACACGCCATCCGTTTAGCTGGACGCGCTCACCATCTTCGTGATCGCAGCATCCATGCGGCTGATGGCGCTCCATGTCGTCAAGGAAGGCCCACGGCCAACCGTCTCCTTTTATGGCCGGGTTCCACGCGCCGGCATGGACCCACCGGCCATCGCTCAGGAGGATAATAGTCCCATCCCTCGGCGCCTTGCTCATGTCGTCCTGCCACTCCATCCTCACCCCTCCCCTTGGAGATGGGCGCGGACGGCCTCGCCACGCGGCGTTAGGCCGGACCTGAAAAGGAGATGCAGGAAACGCTTGCGCCACATCCAGAACACCATGCCAAGCGACACAGTGCCGTGCAGCAGCGCATCCTTCTGCGCCTCGGTCAGCTTCGCCGCAGCCCGCTCGATCTCAGCCTCGGAGGGGGTGGGGCGGGTCATGCTGCCAGCCTCACTGCGGGACGATCGAAGTGCAGCGCGCCGTCAAGATGATGACCGCCCTTGTCCGCTGTCCGCCCGCCGACCTGCTTGAAATTGAACACCCTACCGAGGTCGCGCGATTGCCGATGAAGGCTGCGCGCCCAATCCAGATTCATCGGCCGGGCGTTGGCCCCGCTCTCGCCGCCGACGATGATCCAGTCCGGTGCGTTCTTATCGAGAATTACGAGACCAAGCAGGGGCTCGAAGCTGCCGAACGTGAAGAGCGGTTCGCGACGGGCCTTCACCTCGGCCAATTTCATGCGGTCGCGATCGTATTCCTCCTGGTTCGCCATCGTCGCGCCGATCGCGACGTTGTGCATGTCGAGGTGGTTACTTGACCCGCCGTCGATGCTCGTCATCTTGAGCACGTTGCCGATCCGCTTCGTCAGCAGCAGCCAGACAAGGTTCGGCGTCGCTTCGATGAGCCGCCACAAGTCCGCGCGCCAAAGCTCGTCCACCTCGTTGTCGAACACGTCCGCCAGTGATGAGCAGAACACGAATGGCCGGGTGCCAGCGGCTTCAGCTTTCCGGTTCCATGTAAGGGGCTGCTTCCATGTAGATGGAGCGGTGCGCGAACGATCCTCGCCAGCGCCCCAGCGGACGCGACCGTAGCGAGTGTCCATCAGAGCTTCTGCATAGCAGTTGTCGCACGCCGGGCTGACCTTGGTGCAGCCGACCCATCCGTTGAACGTGTGGTCGCACCACTCAATTTTCGTCATCTCAGCCACCTTCATTCCCCTTTGAGTGCTGCGGCGATCGCCACATCCCAGATGTCCGGCGGGTTGATCGTTCCTGCGAGCTCGTCCATTGCAGCGCGCATTCCGTTAGTCGGATCGCGTAGCTCCGTGAGCACTTCGCGGGCGGCGGGCAGGTGCTTTTGCCAAGCATACTGAGAGACTGTCGACCCGCTTCGCCCGTCGTGGGAGGCCCAGCCGGAACCAAAGATTACTTCGTTCGGGCGCTGGCCGGATGCGCGGCAAATCACCCACGCAAGTCGCTCCACCATATTATCCATCTATGCCTCCGGGGTTGGGGTGGGCGGGCCAGCGCTGTAACTGGCGCTCGTAGGCGAGCATGAGCGGGTGGCACGGGTGGCCATCCTTGGCCGGTGCGCCGATGGACATTGGCCGCCGACTGACCAGCGACGCCATCTCAAGAATGCGGCGGTATCTGGTCCGCAATCGCCTGGGCAGCTTCCCGGCAGGTCCCCATGCGACGACAACGCGATCAGCCTCCCGAAGCATGTCCATCAGGTGCCAATCGTTATCCGGGCCGATCGGGTCGGAGCATGTTGCCAGAGCTCGCACGTCTGTTGAGCGATAGGCGAACAGGTTTCCGACGATAATCCGGCCCCAGTCATAGCGAACGCCGAAGCCCTTTAGCTTCCGAATCGTCGCGTCGTCCTGTTCGGCATCGGCCGTGGACGGGTTGACCATGATGACGGCGGTTGCCCCATCGCCCGGCCCGTTGCGCTCCAAGCGATAGCGGTAAAGGCCACATGGAGAGATGATCGCGCTCACTCCCCCTCTCCCCTTGCGCGGGAAAGGGCGGCGGCCTCACGCCTTGCCTCTTCGCGCTTTTCAATCAGGCCATTGACCTTGGCCCGTGCGAGATAGATCGCGTCCTGAAGTGACACTGCTTCGGATGTTGCGATCTCGCCATTCTTGCGGATCGTCACCGACACATGACCATTCTGGCAGTCCGCGCTTGGGCCATGCGCGCCATATCCAACAATAACCGCGCCCTCATCTCCGTCGCGGATGCTCGCCAGATCGACGCCGATCAGGTTAATTCGGTTGCGTTCTGACCAACCCGAGGTGATTCCGCTCATCACAAATCCTTTCCGGGGGTGGGCGTGGCGCGGCGGGCTTCTTGCCGCAGCCTGCGAGCAATCTCGCGACTGTGCTTGTGGACCTTCCCCGGCTCTGGCTTCCGAGGCCGGCGCAATCCCAAGCGGTCCAGGCGCTCTAGCTCCTCCGCTTCCCGCAGCTTTGCCGCTGCGATTTCCTCATCAATCTGAGTGCGCGTCACAATGCCGCTGCCAACGAGGGCCGCGCGCCGTGCTCCCGATGCGGGCAGGCTCATCTCAAAATTCCTTTCCGAAGGTTCGGCCCAAAACCTTCGGCTGTTCATCCACCGCAGGGGGAGCGGCAGCGGTCGGGAGGACCGGGGCGGGGGGAATGTGAAAACGCCTGATCATCGCCTCAATGGCTTCCCGTACGCCGGGGCCATTCGGAACGACGACAATGTCCATGTCGCACCTTTCAGGATCGGTTATCGTGGCGCTGACTTGGCCGTTCGAGAGAATTTCAACCTCGAACGTGAGGCCGCGCGCGATGATGACATCGGCTTTGTCCGCAACATCATTCGCCACTTCAATGCTGGTCGGCTTTGCACGGCCAGTCGGCGCAACGTATTGCGTGAAAGGGATTTCTCGGCTCATCACGGCATCACCTTCGAAGCTATGGCCATCGCGCCACCGCCGATCACCAAGATCGTCCAGCCCCAGTTGACGAGCCAGTCCGCGATCGGGGTCTCGCTCTGCATCGGCAGCACGGGGCCGGTTTTCCCGAACCTCAGCGCATCATGGCGCGGGTTGGTGGCGTGGAACTGTGCGTCGTGGCGAGCCATGTCACGCGGCCAGTCGTGCGGCAGCATCGCTTTGGATGCGCTCGATGACATCGTTGCTGAGAACCAAAACGGCCGAGTTCGAGCCTACGATGGCCTCGCGCAGATCGTTCGCTTCCGCCCAGACCGAGGCCACGTCGTTGAAGCTCGGAACATGGTAGATCAACGCGCTATAGTCGGCGAGACGCGCCTTAACCC